TGGGGGGAATTAAATCATCGTGTTGATGAACTTTTCAAGGGTGGGCTGGTCAACTTTGGCATCGTATTCAATGGGCGTGCCGTCTGCCTTTGTTAGGACGATGGTGGGATATCCTTGCACATTGTATTGATTCACCAACGACTCGCTGTCCTTGTCCTCTCCATCAACAACCACGAAATTCAATTTGTGGCCATTCACAACCTTGTCATTGTATTTGTTATGCACCTTTTGGAATTCGGGGGCCGCCTTTTTGCAGTGCGGGCACCAATCCACTTTAAACATCCGAATGGTTGCAACCGGAGGTTCGGCGGTGCCAGAATTGGGCGCGTTGGAATACCCTTCATAATATGACGCATTGCTGCTGGACTTGACGTATCTATTATACAATTGCTGCGCAAGCACTGCGAAAAACAGCGCAATGAATGCATAACCAATCACCTTTTTGTGGTTCATCAACCATTCGGCCCCCGTTTTGATGCGTTCCATTCGATTTGTCGATGCAATTGTCGATGTTGTATAAATAAATAGAGAGAAATTAAAACGACAATATGAAACGAACGATACTCAGTCGGTTCATTCAAACCCCCAATTTCATTGATTTCATGGTGAATTTCTCTCTTCTTCCTCCATTGCATTTGCTTTTTTGTCTGCCTTGTCGAGAAATTCTTTCGCGTACGTGACCCCGTCATTGATCCACGCTAAACGTTGTGCTGCATCCGACATGATGGAGAGCCACTCGGCGGGGGTGATATCCGGTTTAACGTTGCACAGCACTTCGTTCACCCCTTCGTGGGAAGTGCCCGCGGAATCTGCCCGGATTTTATTAACCATGCGCATGAGCTGCAAATTGATGAAGCGCAGGTATTCCAAAATGGATGAATGGGTTCCAATGGTTTCGTTGGGGTTGTGCCACACGTTGCGCAATCCGAGCACTTCATTCGCCGGGCACTGCGCGGTTTCTAAACATTCGCGCAACGGATAATTCACCATGATGCCCCCGTCAATGTAGCAGCAACCGTCGCGAACAATGGGTTGAAACAGCACCGGCATGCAGCAGCTCATTTTGATGGCATCCATCAACGGCAAATCGGGGTGCGTTGCGTGCGAGATGTGCACCTTCTCGAACTTGTTCAAATCCACCGTGAAGACATTGAGAGAAATGCGCGAATATTCATAGAATTCAAGCATGGTGGTGGCAATTGTCAAATCTTTGGATTCCAGCAACGGCTGCATGATGTCATCCAGCAGCTTCATCTTGGCGATGCCCTTTTGCGCGAACAATTCAAACATTTCCAAGGAATTGACAATGACTTTTTCCCATGGGCGCTTGATGATATAGTCGTCCAGAGTGTCCCATTCGTGCTTCAAGCAGAGAATGGCGCCAATCAAGGACCCAATCGACGTGCCGTAAATGGTTTCCAGGTTGTCGTGCGACCAGAATCCTTGCTGTGCCAAGTGTTTGGCCGCGCCATACGAGAGAAATCCGGTGGGACCCCCCCCGCTAATCACAATGTGTTTGATGACCATGCACTAAAGGAATTGCAGGGATGTGGTTCAATGTTGCCATTTGTTTAATACAACATCGATGTCTATTCATTTTTGAGTTCATTCGGAATGATTAAATATCTTAAATATTTGTAATAGAGTAAGCAGGAAAACGACGAACAATGGACAATATATTTTCAAGCAGGAATGAAGAAAACCGCGAAAGCGTTGAAAAGTTGAACCTAGACGAATTGTATGACCAAAAAAAACAGGAAGATTTAGCGAAGCTATACACATTCAACCGCATATTGACGCGTGTGCATGACAAAATAAAAGTGGCTGCACGTCAGAAAAACAGCCAACAGTTTTGCTGGTTTTTGGTGCCCGAAGTGTTGATTGGAGTTCCAAACTACGACAAGAACGCATGCATAACATACATAATTAGCAAGCTGGAAGAAAATGATTTTATAGTGCGATACACGCATCCGAACCTGCTTTTCATTTCGTGGAAACACTATGTTCCGAATTATGTGCGCACCGAAATCAAGAAGAAGACGGGAACCATCATTGACAAATTCGGAAACTATGTGTCCGAGGCGGATGCAGAGGCCGGGGAATCGGTTGTCAGCGACGGCACCCCGGGGTCGGATTTGAACATGATGATGTACAACAAGAAGGGTGCCGCCGCCGCAACAACTGCCGCCGCGAAAAAACCCGCGGGAGAGTTTAAACCCATCACGTCATACAAACCCACTGGAAGCCTGGTTTATAATCATGACCTGTTTAAAAAGATAGAAGACCGCATGTGAGAACAACGCCGGGCGTGCGTGCGTGCTCATGCATCCAATTTTTTCATCAAGCCAATTTTTTTCATCAAGCTGTTAAACCGCTCCTCTTCCAGGAGAGCTTCCATGATTTTCAACCGCCGCAACTCCTGCACCGAGCAGCCACGTTCGGCAATGTGTTCGCACTGGGCTTCCAGCGCAGTTAAATCATTCTCGGTCAATTCGGGATGAATTTCGGAGTCCAAAAACAGGGTTTGCATGATACTATCCAGTTCGCGATGATTTTGAGTGTGTCGTTCGCGCATGGTTTCTTCATTTTTTGCATACGCCGCAAGCAATCGATGATTTGAGGTGTCATAGATTCCTTCAATGTCGTTTAACTTCATGACCGGGGAGCATTGACGAATGCGTTCAATGCGATTGCGCAATCCGGCAATGCGCATGCAAAAATTTGCCAATCGCTTAAAGATTGCATTGGCCGCGCCTTTTGATGCAACCATTTCTGCCAATTGTGCTAGTTCGGTTCTCGTCATCGTGCATGCTTCTTCATTTGCTCCATGTTTCAATCGCAAATGTGCGTGCATCACGGTCTTGCGGTCATTGCAACGGCGTTTTAATGCCGCCACAATCAGCTCTTCAATGTCCTGCGCGCTTTCGACCATTTGCGACATGGATGCAATTTGTTTGCTAATTTCTTTTTCAAATCCCGGAATGTCAGTTGGACCATTCGAAACCAAGTTTGAAAAATCAGAATTCATGGTTGACTTGTTTAACATGGCATAGTTTATAATGATTTTTTTATTTATATGATTCATGCATTATAATTAATGGGCAATATGCTTCATATTTGATTTTCATGTTTGATTTTCATATTTGAGTTTCATGTTTGACTCTAAATGCAATGGCAGGAACACATAAATGTGTATGCAAATTTAGTGCATCGCATGTATGACACATAATATGATTTACATATATTAAAAAAATTGAATTAAACACGTCGCGACAAATGATGGTTAGACATATACATCAATTCGCTGGCTTGCAGAGGAGCAAAATGTTGAACGGCGGCAAGACTCACAAGAACCGACCGGCGGCCAATGGACACTTGAAAAAAAGCGAATTGTGGAAAAAACTGGACTCATTTCGAGAGGAAGAACGCGAATCATCTGCATTGGAGTGCGTGTACAACCCGTCTGGAAATCGCGAACGATGCGACGTGTGCAGTTCCAACATTGTGATAACGGAAGACGGATTTGCGACATGCACAAATCCGAGGTGCAGCATCATTTACAAAGATGTGCTGGACCAGTCGGCGGAGTGGCGCTTTTACGGTGCGGATGACAATCAAATGACGGACCCCACGCGGTGCGGCATGCCGGTGAATCCGCTGTTGAAAGAGTCATCCTACGGTTGCAAAGTGTTGTGCGAAGGGGTTTCCAGCTATGAAATGCGAAAAATCCGGCGATACACGGAGTGGCAATCAATGCCATACGCCGAAAAATCGTTGTATGATGAATTTGAACGCATCAAAAACACGGCATCCAATGCCGGCATCCCCAAAATGATCATTGACTGCGCTCTTCGGTACCACAAGAAAATTTCGGAGCACAAAACGTTCCGAGGCGAGAACCGCGATGGAATCATTTCGGCGTCGATTTACATTTCGTGCCGCACGCACGGATGCCCGCGGACCCCGAAAGAAATCGCCAGCATCTTTCATCTGGACAACAAGAGCGCCACCAAGGGCTGCAAAAATGCGCTGGCCATCATCAATGAACTTGAACACGACTTGGACAATTCCGAGAAAACGAGTTTTGAGAAAACAAAGCCGTGGGCGTTCATTGAGCGATACTGCAGTCCGCTCAACATGAACACCGAACTCACTAAGCTCTGCATGTTTGTGGCCATGCGCATTGAGCAGAACAACTTGATTCCTGAAAACACGCCGCACGCCATTGCCGCTGGCATCATCTACTTTGTGACGCAAATGTGTAACTTGAACATAACAAAGAAGGACGTGAACCGCATCAGCCAAATCAGCGAGGTCACAATTAACAAGTGTTTCAAGAAGCTCGAAACCATGAAAACACAGTTGATTCCGTCCACCATACTGCAAAAGTATTCGGTTGCATCTTGAAAAAAAAATGAACACACAAATTAAGCTTAAGCGCGCAACAATGCAACCCAATAATTCAAAACCAACCACCACTAAACTCATGATGGCAAAAAAAGTGCCAACAACAGTGCCAACATCTGAAGTGGAAATAACGCATTCTGAAACACCGTCAGCCACCACCACCACCCCTGTCCCAGAAACCCCTGTCCCAGAAATTGTTTTCATTGTGCCATACCGCAATCGCGAAGAGCACAAAATGTTTTTTACTGTTTATATGAAATTTCTATTAGAGGATATGCCTCCCGAGAAATACCGCATTTATTTTGTGCACCAGTGCGACAATCGTCCATTCAATCGCGGTGCCATGAAAAACATTGGGTTCTTGGCCATCCGCACCATGTATCCCAATGAATACAAGAACATCACCCTTGTGTTTCACGATGTGGACAATTTGCCATACACCAAGGGACTGCTGAATTATGACACGCGTCCGGGTGTCGTGAAGCACTTTTTCGGATACACTTTCACTTTAGGGGGCATTGTTTCCATCAAGGCGGGGGACTTTGAACGCACGGGCGGATATCCGAATTTCTGGGCATGGGGCAGCGAGGACAACTGCTTCAACCAGCGCGTCATTGATTCGCGGCTCTACATTGACAGGACCAACTTTTTCCCCAGCGGACACCGGTCCATGCTGCAATTTGTGGACGGACTCATCAAAATGATCAGCAAGAAAGAGACCGCAGCAGCCATGTATCGCACCTGCCAGGATTCGTATCACACCGTTCGAAACTTGCAGTATCATTTCAAGGATGAATACATCAACGTGACGTCATTTGAAACACTTCAAAATCCAAATGAATTGAAGTTTGAAGAATACGACATTGTCAAGAACAACGGGGTGAACCGCATTTCATTGGGTGTGGGACCACAAATGGGCCTCATTCAGACGCCTAAACAAGTGCAGCATCCACATCATTCACAGCATCCACATCATTCACAGCATCCACATCATTCACAGCATCCACATCATTCACAGCATCCACATCATTCACAGCATCCACATCATTCACAGCATCCATACCCGCAGCATCCACAGCAGCATCCACAGCATCCACAACAACATCAACATCAACAACAACAACAACAACAACAACGAATTGGTATGCCAAGACGCCGCTAACAATGTTATTTGCAACGCATTTTGTGTTTTCTTGATTTGCTTGAATTCGGTTTATTCCTTTTCCTTTTAGTTGAATTTCGTTTCCTCATTTTTTTGCCACCATTAGGGGCATGAACCTCATGGACAAATGTTCGTGGCCTCAACCTATAATATGTCTCCATGTAGGATGCAATGTTGGACAACAGTTCATTGGTGCGTTCGGCTTTTTCAGGGGTTTGTGACGCCAAATACGTTGGCAAGTCCAAACTCATCGTGTGTAGAATGGTGCTCATGGAGACGCATGCATCGTTGTAAACCACGTTGAACGCATGTTTCATTTGACATGTTTTTTTAATTAATTTTTCAGGAATGGGTTTTAATGGGTTCTGTTTTGGTGAATTATTTATGGTAAAAAACCCATCAACCAGCATGGATATTACCAATATTTTGTGAATCCATGAATTCATTGGTGCGTCGGGAACACACACCGACTTGATTGCTTTATTCATCACTTCAGAAGGCGAAGGCGAATCAGCCGGGTTTGCACCCATTAACATCAAATATGCTGGCAGCTCATCCGGATGTGTTTTGAAATAGGGGTTGACTATTTTACTTACTATCGCATCACTGTTAAATGGGTTCAAACACAACCCAAAATCTATTAATTTAACACGGAGTTGTAATGGTTTCGTCATATCAACCAACCAATTCGACCAGTGCGCATCCAATGCAATCATTGGGCACACGTGAAAGAGAACAACATACATGGCGCAAATTTGTGCAATCAAATCGAGAGAAATTCCATCCCTTTTGAATAATGTTTTAAGGGGAACATATGTTTCGGGAATTGATTCCATGACAATCATCGCAATTTGTGGTTTAAACGGCAAAGAAAAATAGGTGCGCAGTTTGCTGAACACACGACATTCAGTATAGTGTTTGTTTTTTGCTGGTTTTGTGAAAAATATTTCGTCGAATGCCTCTTGATTTGGAAATGAAATCAATGCGACGACATCGGGGCACAATGGAACATGATGTTTTGTTGCATCGAACGCATCGCGTTGGTGTTTGTATTCATTGATGACATCCGCTGCAAGCATTGTGCTTTTGTCATGCTTGTCCGAGTCATATACGTATCGCGACATCGGAGATGATACAAGAATGAATTTCAATATAACCTCTCTAATCGGTTTTCCAGCGGTGGGCGACCAGCGCTCGTCTCCGCGCATCAATGCGCCATCCTCTCCAATCAAGTCGTCCCGAAACAAACCGGCGCCAATTGAAACTCGAACAATCAAACTATAAGCAGACCCAGTTGAAACGATTTTGACTTCGGTCGCATGTTTCAATTGTTCTAGCAACAATGCACGCATTTCAGGGTCATCGCGCATCAACACGCGTCCATCCGGTGAAATCATCTTCATGCCACCATTCATGTTTGTTGACATCACGATAACTTATGCCCAACTTATGACAATAAAATGTTATGATATATTATACACACAAAATAAAATAACTCCAATGTCGCTGATTCGTCGCATTTCCGGCGATTTTCGCCACTTGTGCAAACCGGCCATGGTGTATTTAGCCATTTCCGTTGTGGCGCTTATTGCCATCGCGTATCAAAACATGGGCCTGAACAATATGTATTGCATGGGGGATTTCTCATGCTACGTTCCCAGCACCGCTGCGGTGATATTTAGCGAAGCGCTTTACATCCTGTTTTGGACCTGGATTCTAAACTTGATGTGTCGCACCGGCTACGCCTCCATTTCCTGGTTCCTGGTCGTGTTCCCACTCGTGCTGTTTTTCGTGCTGATTGGGGTCATGATGCTCATGTCGTCGCGCATGACTCGGCAAGGACGGGTTCAAAAAATGTTGCCAATTGAGCGCCCGGTCCTGGCAAACCAACGCAGCTTTCCCGTGTACGAACCCATGTTTCCACCTGGACTGCCCATGCATTCCTCGTACCAGTGATTTGTTTTGGATTTTTTGCGCGAACGAATTGCAGAATTTATGTTTATTCAGTTGAACAAATAATAAACACAAATATTAGATAAACGATACACAATAATAAATATAACACACACGCGAACACCAACAAATGGCACAAATGGCACAAATGGCACAAGTGGCACAAGCAAAAGCACAAAGGAGAAATTCCAACCGCGCATACAATGCAGACGAGAACGAACTCATTGCAGATGCACTGAAGAACGCGGAAGAGACGCTTTCATGGAACATCATTGACCACTATTTTAAGGACAATCCCAATGTGCTGGTGCGTCATCACCTGGAATCATACAATGATTTTTTGAGCAACGGAATTGCGCGCATCATGAAGGACCGCAACCCCATCATTCTGGAGAAGGACGAAAATAAGGAAACCGGAAAATACAACTCCGTGATTGAAATTTATTTGGGCGGTGTCGAAGGGAACCGCATTTCATTTAGCAAGCCCATCATTTATGATGACGTTGCGTCCACAGCCGACGAAACGGCCCCCAAAGAACCACGCGCGCACTTCATGTATCCCAACGAGGCGCGGCTGCGCAACATGACCTACGGCATGACCATCCACTGCGACGTCGACGTGATTTATCGCGTGTATGACCCCGTGCAGAAGACGCAGCTGAACGAACGCGTGGAACTGAAACAACTCAGCCTGGGTCGGTTTCCCATCATGCTGCAATCCAACGCCTGCATTTTGCACGGCATGACGCCGGAAGCCCGATTCTACGCCGGCGAGTGTCGCAACGACTACGGCGGCTACTTCATCGTGGACGGCAAAGAGAAGTGCATCGTGTCGCAAGAAAAGTTCGCCGACAACATGATTTACGTGCGGTCCAATGCGGACGACCCGGATGCGGTGTATAGTTATAGCGCCGAAGTGCGCACCGTGTCAGAGGACCCCTCCAAACCCGAGCGCAAAATGGCGGTCAAGATGGTTGCGCCCGACGCCAAATACTCCAACAAGCAAATCGTCGTGGACATTCCCAACGTGCGCAAACCGGTTCCCCTCTTCATCGTCATGCGCGCACTCGGCATTATCAGCGACCGCGACATTGTGGAGCGCTGTCTTTTAAATCTGGAAGCCAACGCTTCCATGGTGGACCTGTTCATTCCGTCCGTGCACGACGCGTGCGAAATCTTCACGCAAGCCGCCGCCCTCAAGTTCATTGCCACGATGACCAAAGAGAAAACCGTGGCCCAAGTGCAGAACATTCTCATGAACTACTTCATGCCGCAAATTGGCGAACTGAATTTCGGCGCCAAGGCGTTCTTTCTGGGATACATGGTCTACAAAATGCTGCTGGTTTTAACGAATGCGGAACGACCCACCGACCGCGACAGCTTCAAGTTCAAGCGCGTGGAGGTGCCGGGGGCGCTCATGTTCAACCTGTTCCGCACGTACTACAACGCGCACGTGGACAACGTGCGGCTCAAGCTGGATAAGAAAATCAAGTACGGGCGCGACCGCAACGAATTCGTCGGCACGCAGATCATGCAGGTCATCACCGCCGACAATTACAACGAGATTTTCGGCGAGCGCATTATTGAAGCGGGATTCAAGAAGTCGTTCAAGGGCAAGTGGGCAGCCACCGTGCAAACCGAGGACAAGTCCAAGCTCTACAAGGGAACCATCGGCGCGACCGACGGCACCGAAGTGGAGGGCATCGTGCAGGACCTGAACCGCCTGTCTTACAACTCGTTCATATCGCACCTGCGCAAAATGAACCTGCCAATGGACGCCAGCGCCAAGGTGGCAACCCCGCGCCAGCTGCACGGGTCGCAGTGGGGCATCATTGACCCGGCCGACAGCCCGGATGGCGCCAACATCGGCCTGCAAAAGCATCTCGCAATTTCGGCATACGTCACGCAACCGTGCTCCGCGTTGCCAGTCATTCGGTGGCTGCGTGAGATGGCCAGCATGAAACTGCTGGAAGAATGCAGTCCGAAGTACTTGCACCAACTCACCAAGGTGTTTGTGAATGGGGCGTGGGTGGGCGCGCTCAACAACCCGCGCGATGTCATGCAGCTCTTTCTGCTGCATCGGCGCAATACGCTCATTCCGATTTACACGAGCGGGCGCTGGGACATTGCGCACAACGAGCTGCAGTTCTTCACGGACGGCGGGCGCCTGTGCCGCCCGGTGTTCTACTACGACGAGGATGCGCGCCGACCCAGCTACGCCAGTCGCGAAGTCATCGAAACCATTAAGAGCGGCAAGTACACGTGGTCGCAGCTGACCACCGGGTTCGCAGCAAAGAGTGTGTCCGCATTGGACCCATGCCGCGTGTATCGGATAGACGAACTGTATTCAGGAGCGGCCGATTTTGCCGCGCTTGCCGAGAGTCGGGCCATCATTGAGTATCTCGACACGAACGAGTCGGAAAGCGCGTTCATTGCCATGTTCCCGCGTGATGTGGTGCCGGGTAAAACCACGCACGTGGAAATCCATCCGTCGCTCATCTTCGGCGTGATGGGCAATCAAATCGTGTTCCCGGAAAACAACCCGTCGTCGCGCAACAATTTCTCGTGCGGCCAGGGCAAGCAAGCGGTGTCGCTGTATTCCTCCAATTACAACTCGCGCATTGACAAGATGGGCGTGGTTTTAAACTACGGCCAGGTGCCGCTGGTGAAGAGCCGCTACATGAAGTACATCAACAATGAGCAGCACCCGTATGGCGAGAACGCCATTGTGGCCATCATGTGCTACAACGGCTACAACGTGGAGGACTCCATCCTGTTTAACGAGGGGTCTCTGAAGCGCGGCTTGTTTCGCACGACGTATTACAACATGTATGAAACGCGCGAAGAGGAGGAGCGCACGTATGACAAGCGCATCTGCAATGTGCAGGCGCAACCCGCCGTGCGCGGCTTGAAACCGGGTGGCGATTACAGCGCGCTGGACCGATTCGGCTTGATTAAAGAAAACACGGAAATGGATGACAAGAAGGTGGTCATCGGTCGCGTGACTGAACAATGGAACGGGGGCATAAGCGGCAGCGGGGGCATAAGCGCAGACGAACCGCAGATGGAGGACGACAGCGTGTTCCCGAAAAAGGGGCAGCTGGGCGTCGTGGACCGCACGTTCATCACGGACGAGGCGTCGGGCAAGCGGTTGGCAAAGGTGCGCATTCGCGAGGAGCGCATGCCGGGCATCGGCGACAAGTTCTGCTCGCGCGCCGGACAGAAAGGCACGGTGGGGCTCATCATACCCGAGGAGGACATGCCGTTTGCGGAAGACGGCACGCGTCCCGACCTCATCATCAACCCGCACGCGCTGCCCACGCGCATGACAATCGGGCAGCTGGTGGAGACGCTGATGGGCAAGGCGTGCGTGCTGCAGGGCGGCTTCGGCGACTGCACCGCGTTTGTGAACCACGGCTCCAAACACCAGGTGTTCGGCAAAATGCTGACCGAGCTGGGCTACCACAACAGCGGCACGCAACTTTTGTATAACGGCATGACCGGCGAGCGCATGGAGAGCCAGATTTTCATGGGGCCCACGTACTACATGCGTCTCAAGCACATGGTGAAGGACAAGATTAACTACCGCACGCGCGGACCGCGCACCGTGTTGACGCGGCAGACGGTGCAAGGGCGCGCAAATGACGGCGGCTTGCGCATCGGTGAAATGGAGCGCGACGGCGTTATTGCGCATGGGGCGGCGTACTTCTTGCGGCAGTCCATGCTGGAGCGCGGTGACGAGTATTACATGGCGGTGTGCAACCAGTCGGGCATGATTGCCATTTACAATCCCGCGCAAAACTTGTTCATGAGCCCGATGGCGGATGGCCCCATTCAGTTTGCCGACACGCTGACGTCGGCCGACAACCAGGCGCTCAACATTGAGAAGCTGACACGATTCGGGCGCAGCTTCAGCGTGGTGCGCGTGCCGTACGCGTTCAAGCTGCTCATGCAGGAACTGCAGGCCATGAACGTGCAGATGCGCGTGCTGACGGAGGACAACATTGACCAAATCGCGTCCATGTCGTTTTCCACGACCATGCTGACACTGGGCGGACCGGCCAATTTGATTCGCGAAAACAAGGCGGTGATTGGTAAAATGCCGGCCGTGCCCGTGTCGCCCAAAGCCGACAACCGCCCCGCCCTGCGCCCCACCAAAGAAGGCGAAGAAGAGGGCGCAGAAGAACAGGGCGCAGAAAAGGCCGAGTCGCTGGGCTGGCACTTTGTGAATTTCGAGGCCAACGGCGGGGAGATTTACCAGTCGTTGCTGCGGAATGAGAAGGGGGCGCCCACGCAGATGTGGTCGGTGCAGCAGCACGGGGGCAAATACCCGACCGAGCATCCCGAGGGCTGGAATGCGCAAATGCTGTATTACAATGACGGCGTGCCAATCAAGGCGGAGGCGGTCATCGACTTGCTGAAACAAATGCCGTATGCCAACAACTTTGCGCTGGCAGTGCAGGACATTCGCGACGAACAAGCTATGCGCGAAGCGGACCGAAAAGATGCAGATGCCATCCCCATGTCGGAATTATCGTTTACAAACATGTCGCCGGAATACACGTCAATGTTTGAGCCCACTTCGTTTGAGCCCACTTCGTTTGAGCCCACTTCGTTTGAGCCCACTTCGTTTGAGCCCACCTCGCCTGTGCAACGGCCCGCTTCGCCTAGGCAAATGCAACCCATGATGATGATGGGCCAACAACAGCAACCCATGGTCATGATGGGCCAACAACCCATGGTCATAATGCCGCAACAGCAACCCATGATGATGGTGCCACAATCGCAACCCATGATGATGGTGCCACAACAGCAATCCATGATGCAACCCATGATGATGATGCAACAACAACAACCAGTGTCTCCAATTGTCTCCCCCACAAGTGCAACTGGCGCCAATGCGGCCGAACTCATTGAAGAGCAGTTGCATCCTTCCACTTCCGAACCAGTGTCAATGTTGGATGTTGCACCCGAAGTCAAATCGAGCGAACCTGACCAGTCATCATCTTCCTCGTCATCATCTTCTGAAGGAAAACGTGTAATCAAATTGGCATGAAATCAAACGTCAAAGTCAAATCAAATCAACTGTTCAAATGATTTAAATAATTCAACTATTTAAATGATTCAATGAAAAATGAAAATAAATTGGAACCCAATTGCCCAATTAGTGTCGTCTGCTGTGTTTGCGAGACTTCTTGTGATGCTTCTTGCTTCTCTTGTGCATGGTTCTCTTTCTATGATGTTTTCCACCCTCATAAATAAAGTCGAGCAGCGCCTTAGAAGCTGCATCATCGACGGCACCGGGAGAAGCGGCGGCAGCGGCACCACGGCCAGGAGAAGCAGGACGAGGAGCAGCACGAGCACGAGGAGAAGCAGCACGAGCACGAGGAGAAGCAGCACGAGCACGAGGAGAAGCAGCACGAGCACGAGGAGAAGCAGCACGAGCACGAGGAGAAGCAGCGGCAACAGCAGCAGCAGCAGCAGGTGGAATATCATCTCCAGCCTCACGCAATGCTGCAAGAATTTGTGTAATGGCCAATGCCTTGTTGATTGCACCGATGCCGCGACGTGCAACATTGTCAATTAGTCTGCACACAATGTCCTTAAGATTGCTAACTTTATGCAATCCTTGAAATCCAGTTTGAACTGCTGCATCTCGAGCACCTTTCAGGGCCTCTTTTGTTCGATGACTTGTCTCCACAATGGATGCTTGCAATTCTGCTTTTTTCGCCATGGAACGGGTCATCACACCTGCAGCAAAGTCTTTCGAAGCGCCAGCTTTTGTTGAAATGTCATTGAAGACACGAGCTGCATCAACACGCGCGGATTCTCCTTGAATAAAATATCTATAAAATGCGACACCAGGGAGTGCTGGCTTACTCAACTTCGTTGCAGCTGAAATGACGGCAGACGCAGCACTCATTCCACTTGTTGCAACACTTGCCGCAAATCCCGCCGCTGCTGGAATTGATTCAGTCATCAACTGCACAAGTACCTCATAAAGCGCGGTTACGATTTCAGTGACAGCCGGGCCCACCTCATATATTTGCATATAATATCTCAAGGTTGCAAATCCCCCATATGACGCACCCACGACTGCCCCAGCTCCTGCCAAAACAATTGCAGAATCAACGGCAAGTCTAACCCATCGGCTGTCGCATGCTGCGCCTCCTTTCTTCTTACTTCGGTCATGTTTTTTATCTCCGACGGAGTACTCTAAATGTGTAGGGACCAGCATTCCAGATGCTACGGCGCCATGATAACCTGGTTGTCTCCCCGGAACATCTCTCAGACCTTTTCCGTATAATACTTCTGACGCAGCATCCACTTCCGCGAACAAGTTTTTCAATGCATCTTCTTTTGTCGCCATGTTATCAACTATATAAATGCGTGATTTTATAAATATATGCAATATTATATTTTTATTGCTAAATACAGAAGTCAATTGCATTCAAATGCGCATTCAAATGCATTTTAATTTGCTTCCGGCTTCTTTGAAAATGTGTCCATTGTATTGAATGCCTTTCGCGAGTGCTTTCGTCAACGTTTTGTCGCTCATTGAAAGTGCTTTCATGCATTCATATTTGCACTCGAATTCTCTCACAATGACATTTTGCAAATTGCATTGATGAACTCCATTCTTATACAACAACGGTTTCCCGTTTATTTTTTGCTCAAAAGCATGTCGCAACTCTTCATCGCATTGGTCATATAACTGGTAGTAAACCCCTTTTGTCATCGTGAAATTTTTCACCGGATTATCAAGTGCAGAAGCAGATTCATACCCATTGAAATGTGCGGCGGTTTTTCGGTCAATGTAAACGTTGCGTATTTCTGTTTTGGACTCATTCAGCTGTGCAATGTATCCTAAATTTTGTTGTTTTGTTTTTTTTGTTGGTGGAAGATTGTGAATCACATTTGCGTCCAGTTCTCTGTCAACAAAAGCCCATCTATATCCATGATACACCGTGTTTTCAACCACCGCCTTGTTCAAACTCGGGCGCTTGATATCATGGTTTTCCTTCATTGCTTCGGATGCGCTTTCATAAACCCGAATGATTTGCATTGTGTCCGGGTTTATTTTTTGAAGTCTTGGGCCCAGTGTGACCAATGGCTCATTGAAGCCTGTCGTGGTTTTGATTTGCATTGAATTGATTCTTTCGCACAATTCTTTGTTTATTTGTTCGAACCTCTCCATCTGACCCGAGAGATAATGCACTGTCTTGATCAATTCTTGAATGAGTCCGTTCTGATTAGGGTTTTCATTCATTTCAAGCAACATCTTCAATTTTTCATTCTCAAGTTCCATTTTTGCTACGTCGTCGTTGTTGAAATGCTTTGCATTTGATGTCATGAGATGATTCAATCGGTCGTATGTCAAATTTTGACCAATCAAAAACAATTCATTCTCATTTTCATGGTTTTGCAAATCAGTCACTTTGTTCAGCCTTACATGTTCATGATGATGAATGAAGTGCTCAAAATCTTTGCTTCGGCCAACCACAAAGCAGTCCATCAGGGTGCACTCCTCGTAGTTTTTTTTGTGTTCAGCGTATCGTCCAGTTATCCCTTTGCGACTTTCGCCAATTTTCACGATGTATTTTCCATCATCCAGTGTCTTCACCCGTATGACATATACGATTGAACCAATGGACGCATATTCTTTCAATAATACTTTTTCACGTTCCGTGATTTTTTGTTGTTCAATTTCCTGCTTGTGTTTGTCCTCCAATTGCTGCATTTCTTTTTTCAAATCATATATGCCATGCAAACGAATTTCTTTTATTACTTCGCACACCCAGTTTTGAAATTTTTGGGCAATTGGTTTTCTTGAACGGAATAATAGTTTATATAAACCTTTCTCTGTTAGAAATGAAACTTCTTGCAAACCTCCAAGGGTGGGCGTTTTGTGGACAACCTTTTCAGAATCATCAAACCCCTTAACGGATGATCTGATGTTATTTAGTTCAAGAATTTCTGCAATGTCGCTTGCACGAAACAATGGATCATTGATTGTACCTTTTATCACGATCTCAGTGTGCATTGTGTTTGTCGTAAATGCCTTGACAATTTCCATGATTTGGATGAATGTATGAGTGAATGTGTGGTTGGAAGGGTGTTATAAGTGGTGATGACGCCCTTTATTTAAGTTGTTTCATATTAATTGATATAAATATGAAAATGTGAGCAAATTGGTGTGCGCAAATGCAATTTAATTGCTGTAAGCGAGACCACCCATGCCGCTCATGACACGGAGAACGTTGTAGTTAGTGGCATAGACACGAACCTTGGCAGTCTTGACACCCTCAACAGTGGCGTTGGAGAGAACAAGCTGAAGAGTAGCGTTGTCAATGCGAGAGAAGTTGCACGTGCCGCTTGGCTGGTGCTCCTCGGGGCGCAGGGCGAAGGAGTACACGTTGATGCCGGTGTTGGGGGTGGCGGTGTGGTGCTGGTAGGGCTGCACGGTGTCGAAGTAGGAGCCTTCGCGCTCAGAGAAGCGGTCCTGGCCGTTAAGCTGGAGCTTGGCGGTGACAACGGGGTTGTTGCCCCAGCAGTGCAGGGTGAGGGCAGTCTCGGCGAGGACAAAGGCGCCGGCATCAGAAACACCGGACCCGATCATGTAGCCGGGAGCCAAAACTCCACCATTGGGACCGTAGATGGCGACACCATCGGTTGGCAATGGATTGGGGTTTCCACTTCCAGCGTAACCAGCAAAGTTGACGGCAGAGTACCAGTGGGGGGGGTCAACGGGCTGGCCATCGGGACCAAGCGCGCCGTTCCACCAGCCGGGACCAGCGACATCCACAGCGCCGGCATCGTTGAACATGTTGTTGTTGATGAAGGAGCTGGAGGTGAGGGCGGTGGCTTCCTTGCCGCCGAAGGCGTGGATGGCGTTGGGAAGGGCATCAACGGCGTCGGTGTAGTTGAAGGGCTGGGCACCGAGAAGGCCGTAGAGGAGCTGGTGGCACTCGAAGGAAGAGCAGTAGTCGACGTTGCTGTCGGGCTGGACGATCCAGATGAGCTCCTTGACGGGGTGGTTGAAGTTGAGCTTGATCTTGTTGGAAGAGGAACCGACGGACTCATCACCAGTGAACTGGAGCTGCTCAATCAGGTACTCGTGGGGGTTCTGAGCCATGCGCCTGCGCTCATCGGTGTCCAAGAAGACGTAGTCAACATAGAGAGAAGCGGCAACAAGGGACTGGTTGTAGGCAGTGACAACCTTGCCACCCTGGCTAAGATTGTCGCAGTTCAAAGAACCAACGGCCCACAAGCACTCGTCGATGGGGCGGATATCAAGGTTGATCTTGACCTCGTGGTACTGAAGGGCGATGAGGGGGAGGGCAAGGCCGGGGTTGCGGCAGTACCAGAACTGGAAGGGAACATAGAGGGTGGTCTCAGGAAGAGCGTTACGGGGAGCGCAAACCTGGCGAGGGGCGGTGGCCTGGCAAGGACCGTCAACATCGTTAAACGAGGGGTCGGTGATGTAAGTGAGCTGGGTGGTGTTTCCAACCATGGCAAAGTAGCCAGGGCGCTGGTCAACGGTCAGGGTGAGCTGGTTCCAGATGTGCATCCAATCACCGTACTGGCGGTCAATGCGCTGGCCACCGATCTCGACCTCGACCTGAGAGACGATCTGCTCACCGGGGAAATCAAGCCAACGGGCATACACACCGTCCTGGCCGTTGCCCTTCATGTTCTGGTTGATCTCGGGGAGAGTAACCTGAAGGTAAGTGCGGTAAGCCAAATCACCGTTGCGGGAGATAGTGCAAGTCACACGGCGACCGAAATCGGCCTGGCCGTTGAAAGTCTGCTCAATGGACTCCATGGCAAAGTTGGTGTAGCGCTTATAGGAAACCTTCCAGAAGGTAATCTGGGGATTACCAGTCAAGTAAACGTCTTGAGCGCCATAGGCGACAAGTTGCATCAATCCTCCTCCCATTTTGTTGTTGTTGGTTATAATATGCCTAAAGAAAAAAAAATCGGAAAAACAAATGAATTAAACTTAAATTGCACGGTTTAATACATTCAATGCATCCAATGCCTTTCATGCGCGGGTGCGCAAATCATTCATACATGGTCACTGCAAACTGAGGTTCTTTTTCATAAACTGTGTCAAATATTCATCATCTTCATACATTTTGTATTGCCCATTGTGTTTTTTTATAAATACGTAATTACTGGATGTGGATGTGGATGTGGATGTGGCTGTGGCTGTGGCTGTGGCTGTGGCTGTGGCCGTGGCCGTGGCCGTGGCTGTGGCTGTGGGTGTGCCGAATGCGTGGAGATTCGTTTTTTTCTTAATATTCCATCCATCTTCCAGGGCGTTGTGCAAAAATGTCAATAGTTGCGTTCGTTTGATAAACTCTGAACCGGCTACGTCATTCATTGCACAATTGTTTGCTAAATATGCAGAAGTGTAAGTTAATTTAGTTCCATCCTTTTTTTTCAAAACATATGCATTTTTGCGTTTTTTTATGCACCATTTTTGTTCCAAATGTTTGAAAAAAAAGGACATTTTGGCCAGTTCATCTTCTGACAATGGAGCCTGAGTCAAATCGTGCGACATTCTGGCTGGCTGACACTTGGAACCACTTGTTTCCTAAATATTATAAAATGATAAATAATATGTCATTAACATTACGCTAAATAATATATTAAATGCATGAATTATATAAATTGTATCACACACCGTCCTGCACTTTGCACAATCACACAATCACATAAACACATAATCACATAATCACAATCATTTCTGCAGCAATGTCGCCCCCCAATAACTCGTTCAAGCAAAAAACAAATAAGAAAATTGTGCTGGATGAAAAGAGCATTGTCACGTTGGACAGCAAGCATCGAGAGCATCAGGCCAAAATTGCAAAACTGAAGACGGACACCATTCCACGACTCATGAAAGAAAAACGGGGTTTGAAACAGCAGCTTCTCTCGAATCCCCCCAATCCGGTTGAATTGCAGGAACGGATCAATGAACTGCGGTCCGTCATTCGCGAACACCAGCAAGAGTGCAAAAACTATTACCTGGACAACAACGAAATCATATTCGATTACTTTGAAAACAAGCAGCAAATTTGCAACGGAAACAACAAGACCAAAATCTTGAACGACTTTTTTCGCGTGGAGTCCGCGTGCAAAGAAGACGAGCTGAAGCGCATGAACCAGAGCAACGTGCAACGATATCTGACCAATTTGGACCCGTCCTACATTGACATCAGCAACTATGTGTTTTCCACCGATGTGTGCCGATACTGCCACGCCGGAGAAATGATTCCCGTCGACAATGAAGGCATCATGGTGTGCAACAACTGCTCCATCCATGTCAGCTTCCTGGTGGAGAACGAGAAGCCGTCTTACAAGGAGCCGCCCAAGGAGGCGTGCTTTTACGCTTACAAGCGCATCAACCACTTCAAAGAAATTCTCGCGCAGTTCCAGGCCAAGGAAACCACGCAGATTCCACCGGATGTCCTGGAAAACATAAAGCATCAGATTAAAAAGGAGAGAATTGACCTGCACACGCAACTCACCGACAAAAAGGCAAAGGAAATTTTGAAGAAGCTGGGATACAACAAGTATTATGAGCACATCCCGTTTATCAAAGAGAAGCTGGGCATCAAGCCGCCCGTCATGTCGCCGGAGCTGGAAGAAACGCTGTGCAACCTGTTCATGGAGATTCAGGGGCCGTATGCCAAGTTCTGCCCGGAAGACCGCGTCAACTTTTTGAATTATTACTACACCGTGTATAAGCTGTGCGAGCTGCTGAACCAGCGCGAGTTTCTTCCTTATTTTCCCATGCTGAAGGACCGAGAGAAGCGCATTGAACAGGATGAAATATGGAAGAAGATTTGCGAGGAGCTGAACTGGGAGTTCATTCCGACCATCTGAAAAAGGGGGAGACGAGCTCCCCCCTTAGACCCCCTTAAACCCCCTTAAACCCTCGAGACACGTTATGTGATTTAGTGCCTCCTGGACTTCTTGAAGTGCTTATTCAACTTTTTTGATTTAGTATTCTTCAGACTTGTTCGTTGAGTAGTGCGTCGTTTTTTTCCACCTTTGTTTGGGTTTAACAAGTTATATGCTTCAGCCACTTGTTGTTGTCTAACGGTGTATTCAATGTAGTCCTCTGGAGGGTTTTTGTCAGGATGTAACAAAAGACTAAGGTTTATGTAAGCATTTCTTATTTGTTTTTTGGTTGCATTTCCTGGCAAATTTAAAACTGTTAATGCATGTGGTTTTGTTTTTGGCATTGGATACATTTTACTAAATTTTGTTTTGTCATCTTCTGGTTCTACTTCAGGTGCGGGTGGTTCTGCACTTACAATTGGCACTGGTCGTGGCTTTTTCAATATTTCAATCATTTCCCTCATTTTTTCAACGGAAGGTCTTACTTTTTTGTCATCTTTTTTGGTTCCTGCAATAACATCATTTACATAATTGATTTCATCATTCAATATATTAATCAAAAGACGTGTTTGCCGGGTGGATTCAAGTTTTGGAATATTTTGAGACAGAGACATCCACAATGCTGCTTCATCATCGGTAATTATTCCCAAACTGAAATAACCACCATCGTTTCTTAACACTAAGTCATCCATCGCGATATTGATTATGTTGGTTCGGCTATTGTCCACCGGCACACCAAAGTGATAAGCGTCTGCTTCTCTCTTTTTCAACCATTTATCATATTTTTTTACTAGTTCTTCCATGCAATAAAATACAATGCAATGTTCATACAATTGCATTATAAAAACATTTTTTTGATAGAAATTCTCTCACTCATCCAAATCAATGTTCCAATTTGTGTCTTAAACCTTCAGAACATTGCCGGGGAAGCCGACGAGGTTGGCACCGATGCCGAAACCGGCGCCGCTGCGAGCAGACACGGCCAAAGTGGGCACGTAGGTGTCCAAAATGCTAAAGGTGGCAGCGGCAACGAGGGCGATGAGACCGATCTCATCCAGGTTCAGCTTGCGCTGGGGGATGGAGTAAGCGGCAAGGGCGACCAGCGCGCCTTCCACCAAATACTTAATGGCGCGTTTTACCAACTCGCCTAAATCCAGAACACCGCCGATCATTTGATTGTAATTGATTATATAATTCAACAAGAAAAAAAATACTGATTTCATAAATTAATAATGGGCGATGGTTAATTATTAATGGTCAATTATTAATGGTCAATGAGTGAATGGAATTATTGTTAATACAATTGTTTAAAAATGGGCTTAAAATCAAATCCGAAATATTAAACACGTTGCACACATAACAATGACCGACCAATCACCACAACCGCCCAAGGGCGTCACCCTGCAGACGTTGGCTGACGGAACCGTGAATCCTAAATACGTGGACCTGCTGGACGAGGACAAGCCCATTGCGGGCCAAAAGTTCGCGTGCTTGTCCTTCATTTCCCCGGAGCACATCATCAAGCAGCGCGAGCACTTCTTTTTCCAAAAGTTCGTGGAGCACTGGGACATCCATAAGTCCACCGACAAGTTTCTGCAGTTCCTGAATTTCGTGTCTTACAAGTACGGTGTCAAGTTCGACAAGCTGACCGAGGACTTTCAGCAGTTCAAGGAGTCGGAGAAGGAGCTCATTGCAAAGACCGACATCGTGGACGACTACAAGTCGTTCTTGGACATGAACGAGGAGCGGCTGGACGAGGAGTTCGGCGCCCAGCACGAGTTCCAGACCTCGGTGCGCGGGCTCAAGGTGCGCGGCGTGTTTCCTTCGCAGAAGGAGGCCGAGCTGCGTTGCAAGATGCTGCGGGAGGTGGACCCCAATCACGACGTGTTTGTGGGCCCGGTGGGACTGTGGGTGCCCTTCCACCCCGAGGCGTACAAGACCGGGCGCGTGGAGTACATGGAGGACACGCTGAACCAGTTGATGAACGAGAAGAAGAAGAACGAGGAGCACGCGAAGACGGAGTTCGACAAGCGCGTGAAGGAAGCCAAGCAGAAGGCGATTGATGAGAACAAGAAGTTGGCAGAAAAGAGCGGCAACAAGCTCACGCAGACGCTGAACGAGGATGGCGAGTTGGTGGGCGTGTCGCAAACCACTGGCACCGATTTCGCGGTGGACCCGGAGCCGGCCGATGGTTCCGAGCTGAATGCGGACGACATTCGCAACCAGCTGTTCAATGCCGACAACGTGGTGCTGAACCCGGACAAGTCGGACCGCGGTCTTTCGACGCTGACGCATCCACCCACAGTTTCTCATTCAAACCTTCAAGAGGTGGACTAAGCCTAAGTCATTTAATTTTGACAAATTGACTGGCATGTATGGCATGGAATGTGTAATTTCCATGCAATATAAATATCGCCTAATAGTATGTATTATTGACGCGATGTCGCAACAATTGGATTTGGATGTAAATAACTACACGCATGCCGAAATATTTGCATTGTTTAGTCTCGACCCGAATGGCTGCACCATGGCAGAAGCAGAATCCAAAACCACCGACGCACTGCTGCAGGTTGCCGAATCGCAGGATTACACGCAATTCTTCACGCGATGTCGAGAGATAATAACAAGAAAAATAGGGGAACGAACGCGTCCGCATGATGCAACCGAATTCGCCAGAGGGCCGTCAGCATATCGACCACTTCAACCGTCGCAGCACCCGGACACGCTGACCATCAATTATTCCACTCCGCCATCCAATGCCAACGCATTCCATCGTGAGTCCGAGGTGAATGAAGGCGGCGCGTATGCCAAACGAAACATCGCACCCGTCATCAATGCCTACAATTACAAGTATCCAACCGGCGTGCTGAATCCGATTGAGCGCCGCGTGATTAAGCGGCTTCTATCCATGGACACGCTGTTTCGCACAAAATACGACACAAGCAGCGCCACAAATGCGTCTTGGGTGCTTCCGTATCCCGTTGACAACGTGGTCTCCATGAAGATCGCGTCGCTGCAAATCCCGAACATGTGGTACGCCTTTTCAGAGTTGAACAAAACGAACCGGTTCATGGTTGCAATAACCGGAATCAACTTCGGGACATACGTTCCCGCGCAGGTTTACACCAATGCAATTGTCATCCCGGACGGCAATTACACGAGCGCCCAATTCGTGCAAGTCATGAACAACTTGTTCCAAAACACGAAGAATGGCATGGAATTTTTCCAGATGACGCTTGACCCTTATACTGGCAAGCTGACGCTGTCGCAGACGCATTCGGCAGTGAATCAAACCAACAGCCCAAATTTGGCTTACACCGTGATATTCGACAGTGTCAGCAAATACGACAAATTTTACACTGTTTGCGTGGACGACTGTGATTTTGAACACCTGAAGCAGCAGCATTTGAAGGAGTACTACAACGCAAACATCAAATCCATCAGCAAAACGGCGGGATGGATGATGGGGTTCAAGAAACCCGTGTATGAGCGCACGTGGGCCAACACGGTCGTGGACTCAATCAATGCCGTGCCGGCCGCGACGTATTACGCGTCTTTGACGGCCGAAGCCGCGTATGGCAGCAACTCGCTTTGGAACTACATGTACGTGGATGTGGACGACTACAACAAGAACTTCATAACGAACAGCATCATCGCGCAAACCGGGGATTCCTACCTGGGGGTGAACCTGCTGGGGAGAATCCCCATCGGGAACGATGAGCTCGTCGTCATCAATGACACGGGCGGCGACACCACTTTCAAAACGCGCGAGTATCTGGGCCCGGTGCGCCTCGAGAAGCTGACCATCCGGCTGCTGGACAAGTTTGGCAACGTCATTCCGACCAACGGGAACGACTACTCCATTGCGCTGGAACTGCACGTGCTTTATAACTAACAACTAAAATGATGGATAATGAATGAAGGCATTTTAAATCAATGTATTAATGTAATGCAACAAAAATTGATTTAAATTATGGTTTTAGAACAAGAAGAAGAACAAGAAGATAACGCAACGCAAGCAATAACCATGTACTCCGAGATTTTCAACGGCACTTACACCATCCAAGTGGGTGCAAACCAGGCCGAGAATGACGCACTTGTCAAACGCGCTCCCCAACACGCCATGTGGTTCCATCTGAAGGACTTTCCCAGCGCGCATGCGGTGGTTATAAACACGGCGAAAGCGGGCACCTACGACGCCGATGCGATTCGACGCGCAGCCACACTAGTGAAAGAACGCGCGGCACCAGGGGTTCGCAACCTGCAAAGTGTGGGCGTCAATTACTTGCCCGCAAAACATGTGCGGCGCACCGAAACCCCGGGCAAGGTCATCATGACCAAGGCCGCCAAATGCGTGCAGGTCTAATTGCGACGGCGTTCATGCCGGATTTTTTTGGAGTGTTTGCGTTTTTTAGTTGGATTGCGCCTTGTCTTTTTTCTGCCGCCCCCTAAATCACTTAATTCAGGAGCTGAAGGCGGAGGAGCTGAAGGCGGAGGAGCTGAAGGTGCAGACGCCGCAAAAGCAGCAGCCTTTTCAATCCTGCGTGAATTCATGTATTGTATAAACTGATCCGTGGTTGGAAAGTGCCCCACGCGTTGCACGCATTGGTCCAACACATCAGATGATAAATATGCGCACACTGGTGGTTGTTGTCCTGAATTCCTTTCAACAACAGCACACGTTAAATGCATGACGTTCAATTCAGACTCGTGTTTATTACTTTGAGGAATGCTAGAACATCCATTAACATTATGTATTGGCACAAATTGGGATATGATTCCAAACACGATTCCATCCAGTGTGCGTTCACGACCTCCATTGGGGTATGTCTTTATCAAATTTGTCATATAAGGGTCCTTTGCGAGTTCAACATGAAATAGTGACAACCATTTCAACAACATGGATTCATCCAAATTGGGAGCGAAATGTCCTTTCATACACTCTGCAAGTAATCCATGCCTTTTTCGCTCATATCCATCAGCTCCCGATGTAGCAGCCTGCATTTCGGCGATTGCTGCTGGTGTTATTTTTCCTTCACGAATTAATACATCAGCCCACAAATTCAAAACTCGTGATTGGTATCGGTTGATTGCACTTTGAAAGGTTATGAAAATATTTGGATAAGCATGAGGCCAATGCTGTTTCACTGCATAAATAATCTGTTCACATGCTTTTTTTCCACCTTCTCCGGTATATGAGTATGTCGCTTCAGTTGCACACAGCCCCTGCAAAAATTTATCTATAAATTCCACACAAACATCAAAATTGGTCAATGCATCCTTAACTTCTTGCGACGTGTTTATTTCTCTGCCTTTTTTTGTTTTGTCGGAAATCGTTTGCAATATCAACTGAGCGATGCAACTAAGTCCAGGTTTATACTTGACATAGTCATCTGCTACAAATCGCATGTCAAACATTGCAAATGCACGAATGATTCCTCTTCTAATTCTTTCCATTTCTTCAGGATTGAATGTTTCAGGATGTTCATTCACAAATTCAATCAAATCTTCTTCCAATTTTTCTGGTTTTTTGGTTATATCCCCAGGTGCTTTAGTTCTCCCCAATTCCCAAGTTGGTTGTCCGTCCATGAATTAATTAAATTTTTCTTATATATTTACTTAATATTACATGCATCGCATATTATGAAAAACACTAAGCAATCACTTGGAAGGCATTAGTTCAAGAAACAACTTGTAAAACACGCTGAAAACAACCCCTTGCACGCCATTCGTTATAATTTTTGTTTTTAAACCCCGAAACAACAGTCCGGAAACCCCGTCGTGTTTCAAAACATCTCTCACCGTTTCCGCGTATGTTATCGGCACCGCCGATGTTTGTTTGTATGTTTTCACCACGCGAATGCCGTTGCTGACCGTGTCGCTCACCAACGACGCGCAAAACCCGATTCCGGCATTGCGAAAAAGTGCTTGAACCGGTTGCTCGCTGTATTTTATTTGAGGAATGTAGTGATTGCAGTAATTGTAGGTGAGAAACCAGGGGTAATGCCCCGCCATGGTTGCGGCGCCCGATGCAAGCGTTCCTTGATACAATGCAACCACACCTTGCTTCGCCATTTTTTCACGGATGACCTGGATGCCCTTGTCGCCGTGCACTTGTTTGCTGGTTTTCCAGGTGTCAATGGGCACTGTGCTCATTCTAAGCACACCTGCGGCCACCGATGCGCACCCCGTTTGCACCGCAATTGGAACCTGCTTCCCCTCGAAAAACCGCATGGCGCCTTCATTCGACGCGGTGTCAATGAACCGCGTCAACGGTCCAATCATGAGTGCCGGCGCAATTCCGCGATAAAACCGTGGAACGCCGCCTTCTGCATACAGCTTTTTCATCGTTTCCACCATGCCGCCCCCATTTTTGTACTGGTAATTCATAGTGGTTCGCATCCACATGAGTGATGACACTTGTATGACCATCGCACCGGCACCTCGCAGACCATTGTTGTATGCCGTTTCAAATATTGACTTTTTCGTTGATTCCGACATGGATGTTAAGTATTGAGAGTAGTTTATATAATTAAATGCAAATGATGTTTAAATTTGTATAATGAATATTATTATTCATTTTCTCTCGTTTTACCAACTTGAATTTGTCAAGCCATGGTGATGCATTGACATGCAAATCTTTTCAAAGTGCGAAAAATGTTTTTTTTTCATGAGTTGATATCATTGTTTATCCATTCATATGTCAATTGAATGCCTTTTTCCAGCGAATACACTGGTTCCCACCCCAGTTTCTCTTTGATTAATTTATTATCAGAATTTCTTCCTCTCACTCCCACTCCATGAAATTCAGTGTTTTTGATAGTCAATTGTTTCCCGGATATTTTAATTATCATTTCCATGAAATCATTCATGCTGACCATTTCTTCTGACCCAATGTTTACTGGTCCTTTAAAGTCTGAATCCATTAATTTCAAAATGCCCTCTACGCAAGAATCAACCAATAAAAAACTCCGTGTTTGTTTCCCATCTCCAAAAACTTCCACACTATCGCCATTTTTTGCCAATACAACTTTTCTGCAAAATGCCGCTGGGGCTTTTTCTTTTCCTCCTTCATATGTGCCATACGGTCCGTAAATGTTGTGAAATCTGGCAACACGAATGTCCAATTTTGGAAAATCTTTGTTAAATGCAAAATACAACCTTTCGCTAAATAACTTTTCCCATCCATATTCACTATCGGGTTCGGCAGGATAAGTGCTGTCTTCACTGCATTTTGGATTGGTTGGGTCTAACTGATTGTGCTCTGGATAAACGCACGCGGATGAAGAATAAAATATTTTGTTTACACTTTTTTGAGAACAAGTTTTCAACACATTCAGATTTATCATACATGAATTGTGCATAACATCCGAATCGTGCTCACCAGTATTTATATAAGTTGAACCTCCCATGTCTGCCGCAAGTTGATATACTTCATTGATGGAATCGTCAATGACAACATCCACTTTGGTTGGGTCTCTCAAATCGGCAATGATAAATTCATCCGCATCTGATTTTTTAAATTCATGGTGTTTGATGTCCACGCCTCTTACCCAATGTCCCAATGATTTCAATTTAGTGATTAAATGCCCCCCAATGAATCCACCTCCTCCCAACACAACAATGCGTTTAATCATTATTTTATATGTTTATTTATATCTATATAAACATATACATCATTTAAATCAGTTTTCATTAAATGTCTAAAACTCTTGTGATAATATTAAGCGAAACGAGAGCAAGCGAATTGACTTTTGACAATTTCAAAAAAAACGTGATAGATGAATTAAATGCTGATTTATGTGTGTGCATTGGAGTTAAACCCAGTTATGATTACAATAATCCATATTATCAATTGGCGAAATACAAATTTTTATATGATGAACCAGCAGATTTTGGAGATGCGTTTGATTATGCGTGTAAGACAATGTCATGCAACATGCCTAAGTATGAACGTCTAGAACATGTTAATGGATTGCATGGAAAATTAAAAAATCCAAAACAATCCACAAACAATATCACATATTATGGAGAGTTTGAAGACATTGTGAATTTCGATGGGTTCAATGATGATGATGAAATCGTGTTTCATACCAAATTTTTCCATGACAATGCATGGAATAAACAAGTTTATGGAATCAAACGTTGTGACGATGTTTTAGTTGGGTCTCCCAACATAACCACATACAAAAAACCATTGCATTGGCGTGAATTTTTGAAATTGAAAGACCAATTTCTTGGAGGAATAAAAGACACACATCATCAACATACAGGTTCTGCTGGCATATTAATATTTTTTAGATGGTTCTTATTGAAAAATTTAATTGACAATGATTTAATGAATAAATACGATAGATTCATTATCACGAGAAGTGACTATATGTATCAATTGCCTCATCCAAAAATGGAATTTATGAATGAAAATCGTATCTGGATTCCAGATTGTGAACATTATGATGGATACACTGATAGACACGTTGTTTTGTCCAAAAATAATATTGAATCCTATTTGAACATATTAAATAACATGGTTTTTAGGTCAAATGAATATTACAGTAAAATGAAAAATAAAAGAGATTGGAATCTAGAGAGGTTGATAAAATTTAATCTGGAACAAAACAACGTATTGCATCTTGTGAAAGAATTTCCTTATGTCATGTATGCTGTAAGAAACATAAATGGTTCAACGCGATGGGCCCATGGCAATTTTTCAAAAAGTTTAGGTTACTACATAAAATATCAGACCGAATATGATAAATCAACCCATTATAAAAATAAATTTGAATCATCTAAAATGTCAATTCACCAGTTTTATGAAAGTTTAATTGCTTAAGTGGTGGTGGAACAAAACACGATGTTGCGCATATGGTCTGTTCAAATATGGACCCTTTTGATGCAGAAGTTGATTGAGACATGCAATATTTCCATAATTTATGCATCAAATCGTGAATGATGTTTAAATTTTTATAATGAATAATAATATTCATTTTCTCTCGTTTTACCAACTTGAATTTATCAAACATGCCAACGAATGATGCACAAATGCGCATGTTGGCTCCCGTCTAACACACAATTTGGGGTTCTTGAGAATCAAATTAGAGAGAAATTCAACAATTAGTAATAATCGGCAATGACCGTCGTGGGCCAGCTGGCATAAATAAAAATAATAAAAAAATTGAAATGAACTGATAAGTGATTCAATATCATAAACAACACAAATCACACCATATAAATAATGAACCCATCACAATTCACCCGAAATTTGGACGAGTTATTGCATTTGTCCAGTCAAAAATATCGTTTAACAACCCATTTGAAGAAAAACTACAGAGAAAATGTGCATTACATTGAGACAAATTCAGCGAACACCCCCAAATCACACGGTGGTCATAACAAAATCACATTTATGCTCACGGAAGAAGCATTTGAAATATTCAAAAATTCAACATGCGAAATCGATACATTGTTGACGTGAGCAAAGAAGTGAAAATTGTCAAATTTGGAATGTGCATTGAGAATCAAACCATCGGATTCATTGCAAATGCATACAGCAATGTCTTGAATGTCAAGCGGCAGCACGTTATGGGTAAGTATCGTGTTGATTTGTATTTTGTTGACCACAAACTGGTTGTGGAATGCGATGAGAATGGACATGCAGACAGAGACCCACTTCAAGAGCAAATCAGAGAAGATTATCTCAAATCGTGTGGAAACAAAATAATAAGATTCAATCCCAATACACCCGGGTTTGACTTGTCCAACGTGTTGAGAGAAATAAACGCAGTGTTGTTAGCTCCGAGGCCGAATTGAGATAAAAGCGCTCCACCCAAATGTGAAGCGCTTTTTTTAACATGCAAATATTGTTCCCGCGCAAAGCAAGATTTCACCATTTGCTCTTTTTTACGTTGATTTTGGGGCCCTTTTTGCCGGAGTTTTTGGGGTCATATGACTCCTCTTCATCATCCGAGTGCAAATCCTTAGAGATTTCCCAGAATTCCTTAGACCCCAGCTTGAACGGGCCGTGTTGTTGCGCCTTGTACCAGAAGATTTGTTCGTGCAGTTTGTTGGATTTTGCATTGTTATTGATGACCAAGCACTCAAAATTCTCGGTGCACTGGTCCATCACCTGACAAAAGCTCTCAAACGTGGGGAACATGCCCGCGTAGTTCTCCCAGATGCGTTTTCGATTGGCAATGTAGGGTTCGCGCAGGATAAACACGTAATCAATGTTCGTGCGCAAATTGGGCGGAATACCAAGAGGATATTGCATTGTGATGACTAACATGATCTTCCAATGACGCCCGTTCATAAAAAGAAGCCGCATCATGACGTCTTTGGTCCATTTGTTGTCGTAGAGACAGTCGTCGAGGACGACAAAGGTGCGGGGGTCGATGGTGGAGCGCTTGTACGTTTCCACTTCCTTTTTCACTTGCTTGAGGACGGCTTTTTGGCGCTTGAGAATGTTTTCGATGATGGCGGTGTTGTAGGCGTCGTGAATAAAGAGCTTGGGGACGTGGGCGGCGAAGAAGCCGTTGCCGGCCTCGGTTCCGGAGATGACGGTGCCGATGGGGATGTCCTGGTGGTGGAACATGAGGTCCTGCACGAGGAAACTTTTACCGGTGTCACGGCGGCCGATGAGCACGATGACGGGGCCCTTGTTTTCATCCGGCCTAAAACTGATGGAGCGCATATCGAATTTGGAGAGTTCCAGGTTCATCGTGTGTCTGGGGAGTTATGACTGAGTCGCGTGGTTGTGTTATGGGGTCCTACAATACAAATAAATAATATTACGAATGTTTAAACGCGATTCAATGAAACAGGATTGGTTAAAGAGATTTTATTATGTGTTGTTGTATGCCTGGTATGCATTGTATGCAGTGGCTCTGCTGGGCATTGCGACAGTGGCACCCGCTTATTTGGACACGCTAAATTCGGTCTTGAAGTATTTCATCATCGGGGTTTTGCTGGTGCGGTTCAATCCGTGGGTTAATTATGAAATGACTGCGTTTGATCGCACGATTGTGTTTAGCGCGGCGTTCTTTTTGCTGGCATCCACTGCGGCGGTGTCGCTGATAACAAATGCGTTGAAACTGCCGAATATGCGTTGAGGGGGGGGGGGACGGTGTGACATGTGTTGGAAAATCACACATCACATAGATAAATTAATTTTAAAATTTATTTATATTAGGAAGAGTGTATAGTAAGACACAAAATCATGAAAGACAACCGCGGCAATGCCAAAACATTGGATGATTTGGAGCAAGAGCTAGTGAAAGAAGCGGTTGAAAACATAGAGGCCAAGATTGGCGCTAAAAAAACCAGCGACCCCAAAATGAAGGACATTATTGCAATTGTGGAGCGTTTCATAAAGAAGCACGAGCTGGTGTGTTATGGCGGCACGGCCATTAATAACATCCTGCCGGAGGAAGCGCAATTCTACGACAAAAAAACGGAGATTCCCGACTACGATTTTTATTCGCCCAATGCGCTCGAACATGCCAAGGATTTAGCCGATGAGTTTTACGAGAACGGGTTCTCCGAGGTGGAGGCCAAATCGGGCATGCATCACGGGACGTACAAGGTGTTTGTGAATTTCGTGGGCATTGCGGACATCACGCAGCTGGATCCCACGCTGTTCAAGAACGTTCGGGCGGATGCAATCAAAGTCGACGGCATCCTGTATGCGCCGCCGAACTTGCTGCGCATGGGCATGTATTTGGAGCTGTCGCGCCCCGAGGGCGACGTCTCGCGTTGGGAGAAAGTCAGCAAACGGCTGGCCTTGTTGAACAAGCATCATCCGCTGAAGGCAGAGGGGTGCACACCGGACAAGTTGATGAAACCGTTCCAAACGCCGAGGCAGAACAAGAACAAGAACCAGAACCAGAACCAGAATCATTTCAAGGAAAGCCCCACCGCAGACGAGATTGATGACACGACAAATGAGAGCGAAGAGGTGCGCATGTTTCGTGCGGTGCGCAATGCGTGCATCGACGAAGACCTGGTGTTTTTCGGCGGATACGCCATTTCACACTATGCAAAGTATTTGCCCGGTTCGGACAAAGCGGTGTTTCAGCAAATACCCCATTTTGACGTGCTGTCGATGGACCCCGAGGCCAGCGCTCGCAAAGTGAAGGAGCGCCTGGAAGACAACGACTTTACGGGCATAATTGTCACCAAGCACTCGGGCATTGGCGAGATTGTGCCAGAGCACTACGAGATTTCAGTGGGAAAGGGAAAGAGCGAACATCCGATTGCATTCATTTACAAACCGGTTGCGTGCCACAGTTACAACGTGGTGCAAGTTGGCAAAAAGCGGGTGCGCATTGCCAGCACGGACACCATGTTGAGCCTGTATTTGGCCATGATTTACACGGACAAACCGTATTACAATGCGGGGCGCATTTTGTGCATGTGCAAGTATTTGTATGACATACAGCAGCGCAATCGCTTGAAACGCGGCGGATTATTGCGGCGGTTCGGAATGACGTGCTACGGCAAGCAAGAAACACTGGACGACATTAAGGCCGTGAAGGCCGAGAAATACCAAGAGTTGAAACGCGACGACCCCATTTACGAGGAATGGTTTTTGAAGTATTCGCCCATGGAGTATTTTGAACACACATACAATGCAAAAAAACACAAGCTGACCGTGAAAAAATCGCCGAATGCGAAAAGCGTAGCGAAAAGCGTAACGAAAAGCGTAGCGAAAAGCGTAACGAAAAGCGAAAAGAAGAGTCCAAGCAAGAGTCCAAGCAAGAGTCCCAGCAAGAGTCCAAGCAAGAGTCCCAGCAAGAGCATAAAGTTGAGCACAAAGAAGGCCAATGCAAAGACAAAGAAGAAAAAATCTAAAAAGGCGAGTGCGTTCAAAGGAATCTTCAAATTGATTGCATAAAAATAAAATATCCACATAGAAAAAATGCAAACTTACATGAAATGGGGTCTATTTGTGCTGTTAATTTATTACATTGCACGTTATAACTACACCCATCAGTCGAAATTGGAAGAGGGGTATGAAAACTGGTCGGCGTGCGTGGAGCAAGGATATCCAAAAGAGTGGTGCATGTTCACGCCGAATCCGATGGAACCCGCACCCGGATACTGCAACTGTGGCGGAAATCGATATGGCAGTTATCACATGAATGGCAAGTGCAACTGTTACTTATACAACCCACAACTGATGCCCATGTATGTTGACAATCAGTTTCATGATTTTTTAGAATAAATAATATGAACGAAACTCTTCGGATGAGTCATCATGCAATGATTCGGGAGAATGGCACACGGTGCAGCAAAAGCATCCGAACCCGACATCGTCATAACATCGGCACACATCGCAGTTCCGCGTGTCCTGCATAATGTCCATGCAATCGAAATCATAACATCTGACACACGTGACTGAAAACATGCCCACCAACACGGTGGCCAGCGGAAAAAAAGGCAACAACATCACAGGCATTGTGTGGATGGAATTGAATTCAATGTATATTACATGAATTTAATTATTTTAATGGGTTTAACCACGCTTCTTGCAACGACGCTTAAATCACTTCAATTCAACCCAAAACTGGCGGGCAACTCGGGAATCGACGTGCCGTAATACGACTCAATCTCCTTCAGCTTGCGGAAATCGCGGCGCGTCACAAAATTCACGCCGCTGCCCTTGCGACCCCAGCGGCCCGAACGCCCGATGCGGTGCAAATACGTGTGCACGTCGCGCGGCATGTCGAAATTGATGACCGTGCTCACCTGCTGAATGTCAATGCCGCGCGCCGTCACGTTGGACGAAATGAGCACGCGGTGCGCCCCGCTTCGGAACTCTTGGTACGCCTTGTCGCGCACCTCCTTTTCCATGCCGCTGTGAATGCAGCACACCGGGAACCCGTCGTTCATCATGGCCTCCGCCAAATCGCTGACGCGGCGAATGCTGTTGCAGTAAATGATGCACTGCGACACGGAAATGCGCGTGAACAAGTCCTTCAAAGTCGCGTACTTGTCGTGGTCCGTCTCCAGAGCCACGTGATACTGGCTGATTCCCTCCAGAGTCAGCATCTCGCTTTTCACCAGGATGCGCACCGGGTCGCGCATGAACTTGTCCGACAGCGAGTGCAACTCCGACGGCATCGTCGCGCTGAACAAGCACACCTGCACGCTGGCGTTCAGCTGCTGAAAAATGTTGTAAATTTGCTCGTTGAACCCCGCCGACAGCATTTCGTCGGCTTCGTCCAACACAAGCATCTGCATTCCGCGCCCAATCGCGGGCTGACGGCGCAGAATGTCGTGCACGCGACCGGGGCAACCGATGAGCACCTGCGGCCCGTTCGCCTTCAAATCGGCGACGTCGTCTTCCGTGGAGGTTCCGCCAATGAGGAGCTGCACGTTGAGACCCGTCATTTGGGTCGCCAGGTCCTTGACCACGTCGTGAATCTGCTTGGCCAACTCGCGCGTGGGCGCAATAATGAGTGCCTGCGGCTGCTTCACGTCCAGCCGCATTCGGTTCAGCACGCCGGTTGCGAAAGCACCGGTCTTGCCACTGCCCGACTGCGCTTGGGCAATGACATCGCGGCCGTCAATGATGGACAGAATGGACTTCTGTTGAATGGGGCTCGGCTTTTCAAAACCATAGCCGTATATGCCACGCATTAGCTGCGTGTTCAATTCGGGTATATCTTCCCACGCCTCGAATTCACGGGCCGGGGTTGCGGGGGGTGCGGGTGCGGTCATAATCTTAAATGGGTGCGCTGTTTCAGAATGCAACGGTGTGTTTAAGCCATTTTTTAATTATTTATGTTTTTTGAACCTCAACAACCGTTGCGTTCGCGCTGGCTTAAAAAAAGGCACCACGGGGCTGTGGAATTCAACTAAGAATATTTTAGATGAAATGAATATAAACAAAGCGCGCAAAATACAAATAGTTTCAAATCCGAATTTCAATGACAGACGCAGTGGTGCAAACAACGCCGGTGTATCAGATTTCTGATTTTGAGGCCATAAAATGGAACGGGTTTGAATGTGAGTTGCCGCAGCAAATGATAGATTTGATTTCGAGAATAGCCGACCAAGTGGGTGCGCCATCGTATGTTAAGACGCCCGTCTTTCCAAAGCGCGACAAGACCGAGGAACCGGGGGCGCAGGGTCAAGGGCAGGGGCAGGGGCAGGGGCAGGGGCAGGGGCAGGGGGCTGCTGTGCGCAAAAAGCCTCGCAATGCGGCCAGCGAAATAACCGAAGACGACTGGGAAACCATTCGCTCGTTTCAAGCGACGGAGTTGAAGAAGCGCCAAGGCATTGACGCGCACTTGGACGGCATCCGTTCCGACTTGAACAAAATCACGGAGAAAACGTTTGACGAAGTGTTTGCCGCGCTGTGTGTCCGCATCGACGAGCTCAAGGACGAGCCGGATGCATCGCTTTTGATGACCGTGGGGGAGGCCATTTTCAACACGGCCAGTTCGAATCACTTTTTTTCAGCAGTGTATGCCCGCCTGTTTCACCAACTGTTGCAAAGATACAACGGCGTGTTTGAAACCGTATTTCAGTCGAATTTCAATCAATTCATGGGTCTCTTTAAGACCATAGAACACGCAGATGCGAAGAAAGATTACACCCGATTTTGCGAAGTGAACAAAACAAATGACAAGCGGCGCGCCATGAGTCTCTTCATCATCAATTTGATGAAGGTGGGTGTCATTTCGCCAATGCAAATACTGGACATTGTGCAGCAACTGCAGTCGCTCATGCAAGAGCACATGCGTCAGTCGGACCACGCAAACGAGGTGGAAGAGCTCACCGAAAACTTGTTCATCATTTTGAAGGACGCGCACCAACATTTGAGCCAGGCGCACAAAGAGGAGTGGGAGGCGGTTGTGTTGGAGGTTGAATTCAACAGCAAGTTGAAGCCAAAAAATGCAAAGTATCCGAGCATCACGAACAAGACCATTTTCAAGCACATGGACATCATGGACGAACTGAAAAAAAAGAATTAGCAGAGCGTGGCACGATGAACCAATAAAAAGTGTTATCCTGAAATGAAATGAAATGAATGAATCAATCATTGTAAAAAACATAAAAACAATTCAATCATTGTGTTTATGTTTATGTTGCCTGCGTGAAAACCGAGATGGAACGTTCGCCGTCGCTTGAATTGTGCATAGAAACCGAAAACAGTCCGAAACAGCCGCAGTCATTGGAGTCATCCATGTCAACGTATGACAGCATGATGCAAATCCTGACCGATGAATTGAATGACGGACCCGGTCCCGGCGCAACTGACGTTGAGTTCGAAGACATTGATTTTTTCAACATGGATTGTGCAACGGCAATGTCATTCGACTACGAGATGAACTACACAATCAAACAGTTGAAGCACATCGCCGGATACTATGGAATAAAATGCAAGAGCAAAAAGGCAGACATGATACAGGACATTGTTGCATATGAGGTTGACAATGCAAATTGCGACATTGTTGGTAGACGAAAACGACTATTTCATTACATGACCGCGCTCAAAAATGACGAATATTTCAAATCTTTCATTCTCATATGAATATAAGAAAAGGGCATTGAATGTGTTTAAAACAAAATATAAAAGTAATTGAATAAACTAATTGTGGAACGGTGTTCAGATTGCAATAATTTGACATTGAATTTGTATGAGTGCAAAGGAAGAGCACGCGCGAAATGTGGAAATTCACAAAATGACGCGATTGCACAATGAAACCTCCAAAAAAAACATTGCATTGGAGGCAGAGTGCGCCAAGTTGAGAATTGCGACAAAAGATGCGTTCGACAAATGCGCAACAATGCGCGAGACCATGTCAAAACAATACGCCGATAAAATGAACGAGATTCAGCTCGAGTTTGAAAATGAAAAAAAACGATTGAATGAACAAGCCCAAAAAGACATTTCTTTTCAGCGCGCGCGTCATTTGGATTCAGTGAATGATATTAAGCGACAACTTGAAACGATGTACGCCAACAAAATAAATGAAAACAATGCAACGCACGAAGCGTTCATGCAAGAGTTGAAAAAGGAACGCGAGCTATTGAATGAAGAACGCGAACGTTCCAGGATGGACGCGGAAGAACAGCTTGCGCAATTGGCGCAAGACCGACGCCGGGCGAAGATGGAACTGGAAGAAGCACACCAACTGGCAAAACAAGAATTGGATGAGTTGCACGAACGCATCAAACGTGATGAACAAGACCACGTGATTCGTCTAGTATTGGAAATGGATTCCGACCGTGAAAAAATGAAATGCCAGTTGAAAGAAGAACGCAATGAATTGGTCAAACAGCTGGACAAAGAGGACATGGAGAAGCGCAAAAAACATGACGATGAAATGGCGGAAATGAAAAGGCAGGCTGAAGCCGAACACACTGAAAAAATGAACAAGGTGGAAGCCGAATTTCAACGAGCGAACGATGAATGGGACAAAGTCAGGCAAAAGCAAGACGACATTTCCGCGTGGCACCGTGAATTGGAAGAACAGTTTAAGAAAAAGGAAGAAGAACAAATTGCGCGACACAATGAAACAATTGAAGAGTTGAAGAAGATGGAAGAAGAACAAATTGCTCGACACAATGAACGAGCGCAATATTTGAAGAATGCAGAAAAAGAACAGCTTGCCCGATTGAAACAAAAAGAAGAAGAGCAGCACCAGCGGTTTTTAAATGACATGAAATTAATCAATGATGAGCGAGCACTGATGAATGAGGAGCTAACACGAATGAACGTGCAATTTGACGAGGAGCGCGAACGAATCAAGCGGAATGAACACGAACATCAAGTTCAGTTTTTAACACAAATGAAATTGGAACGCGAAAAAATGAAATGCCAGTTGGAAAGGGAAAGACAACTGGCACAAAATGATGCTGCCGCCGAGCGCGAGTTGAATGCACAGACGTTGGAAAAGGCCTCCCAGGCGTTGGATGACAAATTCAATGCACGCGTGGCCGAAAACCGCGCCGAACACAACCTGCTGTTGCAAAAATTAAACCAAGAGCGTGACCAGATACAGCACCATGTCGATGAATTGTGTGAGAAAAAGAAACAATGGGAATTGGAGTCCAGCAAGATGAAGGCGCGCCAGTTGGAGTTGAAAGAAGAAAAGGAAAGGGTTGCAGAGCAGGCGAAGAAGGACGCCGAGTTGCAACGCCGGTCAAATGAAGAAGCGCTGGCTGAAAAGAAGCGAGAGAATGACGAGCGGTTTGCTGCCATTCTAACTAAACAACGGGAGGCATTTGATGAAGCAATGCGAAAATTAAACGACACCCGCGATGAATTGAAGGAGATCGATTTGCGGCGGGAAAAAGAACACACACAGTCAATGAAACAGATGAAAATAGACATTGCGGCTGACATAAAATCCAATGCTGATGCGCTTGCCAAGGCAAAACAGGAGCTGGAAACCAAATTCAATGCGGAAATGCAACAATTGAATGAAGAACGTCAGCAAATACAGAAGCGACTGAGCGAAGAAAGAGAACGCAACAAACGCGATAACTTGGAACGTGAAAAACTCGGCGCAATGCAGCTCCAATTGGAAAAGGACCGCGTTCAATTGTTTGAACAAGCCAAAAATGATGCAGCTGCCCAGCGCAAATCAAACATGGACGCGCTCGCGCAGACAAAGTTGGAATATGAATCCCGGTTCAATGCAATGGTGAAAGAACAAAATGACACATTTAATGCCGCAATGAAAAAATTAAATGAGGAACGAGAACAGCTAAAACGAGATGAAATCGCCATGAATGCATCACTCCGCAAGAAAATGCAGGAATTGCATGAGGATTATCAACGAGAAAAAAATAAACTGATTGAAAACATGCAAAAAGAGAATGAATTGCAACTCAAGAACAATGCGGATGTGTTGGCCGAACAGAAACGAGAGCAAGATGCGCAATCAATTGCAATGGCCAATAAACGGCGCATTGAATTTGAGGCGGCAATGCGAAAATTGAACGATGACCGGGCTAAATTTCAAATAGAGCATGAATTGCTACTCAAAAACAATGTGGATGTGTTGGCCGAACAGAAACGAGAGCAAGATGCGCAATCAATTGCAATGGCCAATAAACAGCGCATTGAATTTGAGGCGGCAATGCGAAAATTGAACGACGACCGGCGAAAATCAAACGACGACCGGGATAAAATGCAAAAAGAGCATGAATTACAACTCAAGCACAATGCGGATGTGTTGGCCGAACAGAAACGAGAGCAGGATGCGCAATTTAATGCAATGGTCAGCGAACGGCGCATCACATTTGAGGCGGCAATGCGAAAATTAAACGATGACCGCGATGAATTGAAGGAGACCGATTTGCGGCGGGAAAAGGAACACATGCAGTTAATGAAACAAGTAAAAATCGATCTTGCGGACGACATAAAATCCAATGCGGATAAGCTTGCACAAACAATCCTGACATTAAAACAACAATTCAATGAAGAGCGAATCAGATTAACTGCCGAATTGGAAACAAGCAAAATGCGAGACTTGCAACTGGAGTTTGACAATGAGCGCGAACAGTTCACCAAAGAGAAAATGCGGATGGTTCAAGAGAAACGAAAAATGGAAGAAGAAATGCGCAACATTCGCAAACAGATGCAAGTGGAGTTTAATCATGAGCGCGAACAGATGCAACTGGAGTTTAAGAATGAGCGCGAACAGATGCAACGGGAGTTTAACAATGAGCGCGAACAGATTGCCAAAGAGAAAATGCGGGCGGTTCAAGATAAACGAAACATGGAAGAAGAAGAACGCAACATTCGCGAACAGTTGCATGATGTGGTGGCCGAAAATGCAACGCACATGCAGCTCATTTACAACATAAATTTTAAGGACAAACGAGTTGCCATTTACTCACATTATTCCGCTTCAAATGAGGTTGAAAGCTACAACATGTTGACAGTGGAAGGCATTCGACATTATTTTGATTACATCATTGTTCTAACAAACTGTCCAAACAAATGGAACATGCACTCCCCGAATCACAACAAAATCTATTTATTGAACTACAACATGAAAAGCGATTTTCGCAACTATGGCGTGTTTATAATGCAAACCGAGCTCAGTCTGAGAAATGCGTCATGCATGTGTTTGGTGAATGATTCATTTGTGGTGGTTGACGTGAACGCATTTGGTCGAACCATTAAACGCATATTTAACAATGAGTTGGCGTCATATGATTTTATTGGGCTCACCAGCAGTTATGAAAATGTGTTTCACATGCAGTCATTCTTCCTGCATTTCAATGCATCCACGCTGAACCATGTCATGGACTACTTCAAAACGCAGGGTCTTCCCGACAATCACGATGGAGCCATTTCCAAGTATGAGTTGGGAATTTCAATGCATTTGATTGATAATGGATTTTCGCAATTTTCATTTGTGTCCAACAATGACATGAAATATCCTCTCAACACCACATGCGTAAAGTGGTCGGAAGTTTTGAATGTAACTGGCATAATCAAGCGCCAGCACTTTTTTAAAAGATATGCATACAAATCCATGACGGACCGCGACATTTCGGATGTTGCAGAAAAATACTCATACAACAAGCACTTCATTCATTTTTTGAAATACAATAATATCCGTTATGTGATAAATTCAAATTCATGATGATGTCATTTCCATATTCCGTTTGAACACCTGAAATTTATTTGTATAAATCATGTATAAAGCAACATAAACGCAATTTTAAACACAAATGCTTCAGCAATTCCATGATATCAAACATGTCATATACATCAACCTTGATTCGCGAATAGACCGTCGCACCCATTTCGAGATGGAATTCAACAAAATTGGACTGCAAACGCAAAGATTTCCGGCCATTAAAAAGGCCAACGGTGCAATAGGATGCAGCTTGAGCCACATTGCATGCTTGGAACTCGCCATTAAAAACAACTGGGACCACGTTCTTATATGCGAAGACGATGCAACCATCATTAATCCGGGACAATTGGTGTATCAAGTTAATCAGTTTTTTAAAAATTTCGGAGACAATTGGGATGTCCTTTTGTTGGCCGGTAATAACTACCAACCGTTTCGCCAAATGTCGCCGGAGTGCATACGCGTGGGCAATTGTCAAACCGCAACCTGCTACTTGGTGCGCAATTCTTATTTTGAAACATTGTTGAAAAATTTTAAGGAAGGGTTGCGTAATTTGAAGATGCCAACTGACGAACCGCAATATGCAATTGACCAATATTGGAAACATCTGCAACGTCTGCATCGTTGGTATTTGATTGTGCCCATTTCAATCATTCAGCGTTCGGATTACAGCAACATTTCCAATCAACATGTCGATTACAGAAATGACATGTTAAATGTGAATAAAAAATGGTACGGGTCTTAAACAATCATTTAACCCACCGCGGCAGCTCCATCATTTGAAAGCGCATCTGCTCGTTTATTGCTGTCGCGATACACGTGCTTGAACTCAATTTTTGTGAAGGTGGATGCCAAATTTTTGGCGCGCCCATGCAGTGGAATGAGTTTAGGAGAATTGACCTTGTATTTCCCCTGCATCTGGCGAATCACAAGCTGACTGTCGCCACACACACAAAGCTCCGTTATTCCGCGTTTTATCGCTTCATTTAGTCCCAGTATAAGACCCGTGTATTCTGCCTCATTGTTGGTTGCGGTGTGTCCAACAAACGCAGATTCTGCAAACACTTCAGCACCATCCTCGTTGTAAAGCACTGCACCTGCCCCGGCACGTCCGGGGTTTCCTTTGCTGCATCCGTCAAAGAAGAGGGCATGCATTGGTGGTTCTGGTTCTGGTTCTGGTTCTGGTTCTGGTTCTGGTTCTGGTTCTGGTTCTGGTTCTGGTTCTCATGAGTGCAGATGTCAATCAATTTTTATTAATTTTCAGGTGAATGATGCAAATGATGCAAACAACTGACATATGATTGACATGTAATTGACATATAATTGACATATAATTATAACAGTGTGCATCATTTAAAAAAATCAGAATGTATCATAATAATCACCACTTAATATATATAATACATAAATCCAATGACCATGAAAAGTCTAGACGACATACGCCATGCGCTCTACATCAATTTGGATTCGCGCGATGACCGGCGCGAACACGTGGATGAGCAGTTGGCTGCACTCAAGGATGGAATGCACAACCTCGCACCAGAAAGATTTAATGCCATTAAACATGCAAATGGTGCGGTCGGTTGCAGCATGAGCCACATGCGCTGCATTAAACTTGCTCAAGAGCGCGAATGGGACCACGTGTTGATTTGCGAGGATGACATTCTGTTCACAAATGTTCCACTGTTTTTGACACAGTTGAATAAATTCCTTGCCACGGTTCCGGATTGGGACGTGGTTCTTTTGGCTGGAAACAACATTCCGCCGTTCCAGGTCATAAATGATGCGTGCATTAAAGTGAGCAATTGCCAAACAACCACCGCCTACATTGTGAAACAGCATTACTATGATAGACTTATCGTCAATTATCGCGAAGGCATCAGCCAGTTGATGCGCAACCCCACGCAGAGAATTAATTATGCGATTGACCGGTTCTGGTTTGATCTGCAGCGCCGGGATGACTGGTTCCTCATTACGCCGCTCAGTGTGGTTCAGCGTGAAGACTACAGCGACATTGAAGAGCGCGTCACAAATTACAGTCATTTGATGCTGGACATTGACAAGGAAGCCTTCATTCGCAAGATGATGGAGCGCCATCAAGCCAATCAACTCATTCAACCCAGTCAAATAATGCAACACAATAAGATGATTCCACACACTCAGATAAGCCAACCCATGCAACACCAGACCGACAACAATAAACCGAATGTGCAACACATTCGCATGCAATTAAAAAAATAAAAAATAAAGGGGTTCAAGGAGATGGCGGAGTTCCCGTTTCAAACTCGCAAATTAGCCGAGGAGTGGTTGAACTATATGTGTAGTGAGTTGCATGACCAAATTCGTATTTTGAATTCACATTTTCTGGAAGTTGGTGTTGTTGTTGTTGTTGTTGTTGGTGTTGTTGTTGGTGTTGTTTCTTTGTCGAATCCGCTGGTTCTTTCACAAGTGGTTTGGTGTGGTTGTTGTGGTGATTTCGAGGACTGCAGCAACAATTGTAGAGAGAAAATGGTTCCATAGTTGCACTAGCATTTGCACTCGCGTTTGCGGAATTATCTCCAATGGCTGGACTGTCTTTTGGTGTCATGCTTGGACTTGCGGGTCCCAGCACCGGACTTGCATCCGGACTTGCTATTTTTTTGTAAATGATAAACATTTGAATTTGAATATGGATTTAAACGTTTTTTCAATCATGTAATACACATTGATTAAATTTTTTGCCAACAAAATGGCCACAACGTCTGATGCAAACATCACATTTTCAACTTGCTGGTACAACTTCAAGGCCAAGTTCGATTTCAACACTTACGCGCAATGGATTCGAAACATGTTGTCCAATGTGAATTCATACAACCTTGTCATCTACACCGACGCAGCAGGACAAGCCGCGTTTGATTTTAACGCGTATGCCGCCGTGAATCCGCGCATTCGCGTCATCATGAAACCGTTCGAGTCTTTCCGCAACTACGCGCTTAAAGACATGTGGATGGCCAACCATGAAAAAAATGCGCATTTGAACAAGCTGGTGGACTGGCGGGTGAATGCGCTGTGGTCCGAAAAGGTGCACTTTGTGAATGAGACGGTTTCACAAAAGTATTTCAACACGGATTTTTACGGCTGGTGTGACATTGGATATTTCCGAGGGCGCACCAGTGGTCCAAATCATTACCGAGACCTGCCCATGACGAAGCTGCGCGACTGGCCCAACCCCGACAAAATTGCGGTTCTTAATCCCAACAAAATTTATTATGGGTGCGTGAACAACGATTGGGGCCAAATTGAGCACTGCATTCGAACCGTGAATGCAATGCAGCCGCTGGAACCGCGCATCAATTACATCGCCGGTGGGTTCTTCATGCTGCACAAGTCAAGGGCGGAGTGGTGGGCGGTCACGTATGACGCTAAGCTGCACCGCCAGTTGGCTCAAGGACGCATTGTGAAAGACGACCAGCAAATCATTGCAGATTGTGTGTTTTCAAAAGACACGCAATCCAATTTTCACATCTGCCGCGAAGAAGGGGGCAAGTATGATGTCTGGTTTCTGTTTCAACGCACGCTTCTTTGAAAACGTGATTTCCTTGATTTCGTTGATTTCCTTGATTTACGCTTGTTCCTTTTGTTCCTTGATTTCCTTCTTTTGGAACCACCAAGTGCTTCATATGGTGGAAATGAATTCGGCAAATCAGTAGTGGCCGATGGCTTGTGTGAAACCCTTTCAAGAAACTGCATCAATGGGCTTGGTTCATGTGGTTTTGGTTTCCCGGGCAACAATTTGTTAAATTCGACTAAAAATATTCTTAACATTTCAAGTTTGGTGTTAATTATTCGCACCGTCTTTGAAATCATGATTTGTTCTTGAGGAGGCTGAATTTCATATGTGTCCAATAATTTCCATTTTTCCTTTTGCAGTTCAGCATTTATTTCATTCAATTCGCCATCCATTTCTTCAACTGTTTGTGCGTGCGCCACAATCACGTGAATTGAAACAATGAATTCAGAGAGTTCTCGGATTGTTTGTTCCACTTCCATTGGATTTAAACCAATTTCTGTGGCATTTTCTCTCGTAAACATGTCAACCAACACCATCGTCTGGTCTTGCCATTTCTGAATGAGTTTGCGCGCTTTTTCTTCATTTGAAGAAGCCGAGGTTGGTCGCGACATCTTTTTCAAAAATCGTCCTTATACATTTGCAAACACATTATTATTTTGAACGCACAATTGATTCATTTGCGACGGGTTATGGATTTTCGTTTTTTGCTAGTGCGACCGCGTTTTTTGCCGCTAACCCTAGTGCGTTTTTTGCCACTACGTTTGCACCTGCGACCACCAAGTTGTTCATGTGGTGAAAATGCGTCAATCGTGATTTCGGCTTGACGTGCAGGTTCTTTGCGTGCATTGGCCCGAAGAGCAGCAATGTCATCATCAGGTATCTTTTGTAAAAGTGAATTTACCATCTCCATTTTTTCTTTAATCCAATGTCTTTTTATATCAATTAAATCATTTCCTCTTGAAAAACTGCTGGGTTTCGGAATTTTCTCATATTCAGATTTAAGATTGTCCAAATGTTGTTTCAATGTATTGTATACATCAGGCAACAACCGTGGATCATTATTATTTCCAAGAATCATAAAAGTGTTTTTCAGTTCTTCACAAAAAACAATAGTTTCTTGTGCTAACCTAATTGTGAGTTCGGCATTGGTTATCCGAGCAGAACCATCATCGGGTTCGGACAACGCATTTGTCATAGCCCAATCCACTGGGTGTTCTTTTTTCCAATGATTAGCTTCAGTGATTTCACTTTCCGCTTCTGTAATTGCATCATTACACTCATCATCCTGTTGATTTATTATCCGAGCGAATGAAACCCACAATTCGGCATTTTGAATTTGGTCACTCATCTTTTTCAAAAAATCGCCTTATACAGTTACATCAATATTATTTTTTGAAATCATGTCGTCGCACAAACTTTCCAACTCCGGCAGCGGCGAGTGCATCCCCGCCGCGTTCGGGTTATACACATGCTCCATTGCGAACGCGCTTGCTTGACTCACGGTTGGAACGCGGAAATCGCTTTCGTACACTTTGAGCCAGTGTGCAAAATAGATGTCCTCGGGCGTGTCATTGCCACTTTTGTATGGATGTCTGCGCGCAATCGCCATCATGGCCCGCACATTCCGGAGAGAAAGGCCGCCGTTTCCCACCGTGAGTTGCACATGGCGATTATTTGGAGGCATCATGGCGCACATGCCGCCGTTCGCCCAAGGCGCGCCCACGTAATCATATTTCAAAAACGAATCAACTGCATCGCCGCCCTTGAGCAGCAACGTGTCCGTCTGAAACATGAGCGCATGCTCGCAATTGAAGCACTTCCACATGGTCTCCCAAAACAGGGGGTTGGCCACCATGGCGCTGTATTCTCCGTTGGTTAAATTTTTCTGTGCCATGCGGACGTAATGAACGCACTCGTCCGGAAACACGTCTTTTAACCCCTCCTTCACAAACCTCTCGTTGTCGGGGCCGTGATACACGATGAGCCCCCATCCCGTGTGTTGCAGCAAATACATGAAGTTTTTTATGACGGGAATCAGGTTTTCATGCTGGCGCGGCTCAATGATGACGCAGAACTTGCGCACAGTGTGTTTTGGTCGCATGTGCTTGAATGCATCGGCGCCCAGGGATTCAAACCGCTTCAGATATTCAATCCATTTTTTAGTAATCATTGTCTTATGTCAAACTGCACCTATTTAATTCGCGATGTTAATTGATGTTGATGTAAATGAATATGTCCGTTGTTTTTAATTATAAATTTCAAATTGATAATTAAAATTGCATAGAAATGCATTAAAAATGAATGGTGTCGTGTCGCCCATTTAAAAGTCGGGACCGCCAGTAAATGCGGCAACTTCTTTCACCATGGAACCACTGGCAGAGTGCTCATCGAATTGTGCGATAATGTAGAACCCCAGCAAGGATGACACATACACCAGGAGCCCATCGCGCAGCAGGAATTTGAGAGGTTTGGGCTGCTGCGGCGAATCTTCGTCTTCTTCGCTGGATTTGGTGGATGCAAATCGCATTTCAATGAATTTGGCTACCAAAAACACAAAGGTGATGATGCCGCTCACAATGTAATCGTTGTTGTGCATCTTGAAGTTTGCTAAAGTATATACTATAACCAAAACGAAACAATTGGCCATTTTTACGAATTTCGCATTCAATTATTTATTTCACTTTCGGAATGACTCTTCAAACCGATGCATAATGACTCGCATGAATCCCATGGTCTAATACACATTTATGCGATTTTGCATTTAGCACTGGAATTCAAGCAAGGATTTCAATGTCATCCAGTTCAGGCGCGTCGAAATTCAGCCTTCGCGCTGGTTCTTCCATCGGGTGCACGTCAAACACGTCCAGCTGCACGTCTTCTCCGATTTTCAGGCGGTCCAACTCGTCCTCGTCATCTTCCTCCTCTTGCAGTTTGCGCTGCATGTATCTCTCATTGCTAATTTGTTCCAACCTCTCCTCCGTCTTGGGGGCATGAATCATGTGCTCCGAGTTGTTCATGTCAATTGCGCTGTCCATGTCGTTGAATTTGATGGAAGCAGTTGAAGCTGCTGAAGCCACGGAAGCCACGGAAGCTGCTGAATCTGCGGAAACAGTTGATGAAGCAACCGACGGAAACGCGTCGGTCTCAAACCCGGCCGCGATGATTGCAGCATCCGTCGATGCATTCGGAGCCGGACTTGCGGCTGGAACAACCGTGTTGGATGGCTGCTCGTCCAACACCGGTTCTTGAGAGATGACCTCCTCCTTTATTTTGATTTCGGTGTGGTCCTCTATGGTTTCATCCATGTATGTCTTAAGTATCATTTCAAGTGGAATGCTCTCCCGAATGCTGTCCAGAATGCACTCCTTGATTATGATTTCCGTTTCTCTCATGTTCTTCTGTGTGGTGAGGGGAGGAATGCCGCGCTCAAACAAATACACATTGGTGTACAACTTGCGCGCGCAGTGCACGTACACCTTGTGAATGAATTCATTCAGCTGCGGCACGTCAATGTCCACCTTCTTCTGCTTGCTGCCCACGCGCATGCACGTCAAGCTCTTCAGCTGAATGATGTGGACGCACGTCACCAAGTCGGCCAAATACCCGCACCCGCTGCGGTCCACAATCCGCTGCGTCTCCTGGGCAATGATGGTTGCGTTCCACTTCGGCACGCGCGAGAGAAAGTTCTGAAACGTCATCAAATATTTCCCCGTCTCGTTGTTTTGCTCGCACAGTTTCCACGCTTCATCGAAAATGGAGCGAAACCCCTCCGACATCATTGGCGCTAAAATATTGACCAGGCGCGCGCACCACTCATTGCGCGATTCTTGCAAGCTGGGCAGCGAATAGTCATCCATTTTATTGTTGATTTGTGCGGTGTGCTGTGTGTGTGGGGGAGGGGGTGCTATGATTTAGGGTTTTACATAAATGCTATATTTTCTAAACTGGCATCAGAACGAAATAGCATGAAATGCAACATGAACAACATCAACAACTTCTCGTTTCTAAATTCATGGCGCACTTTTTGAAAGGCAATCAGTTTCTCATATTTTGTGTCCGGCGCAGCGTTGGAATTTTCGAGCCATTTCAACAAGTCAATGCTGCTATAAGCCCGTTCATGCAGCTTGCTGGCAAGTGAAATCAATTCGTTGTACGCGTATTTCCGATTGAAGGACACTTCCTGTTCCAGCCATTCGGTGCGCTGCTGCTTCAACTTCTCGAACGCAAACGTTTTTTGCAGCAAGTGCGTGTGCAAGTTCACCTGCACCCCATTCACAATTGGTTCGGGCACGTGTATTTCGCAAAACCGGGACAGAATCGGACGCAGCAGCTTGTATTTGTCCTCCACCACAATGAAAAACCGGGTGGAATGGTTGAACAACTCGATGCAGCGGCGCAAGGCGGACTGCGCATCCGTCGTAAGCTTGTCCGCATTCACCAGCACCACGCTCTTGAATATCTCTCCATCCTTCAAGTCCACATTTGTTTTGGCAAAGAACTTCAAGTCCTCGCGAATGAAACGGATGCCCTTGTTGTGCGCGCAATTCACGTGCATGACGTAATCCTTCAGCGCCACCTTGTCGTTGCCGTAAATGCTGCGCACAAAACTCCAGGCCAGCGTGTTCTTGCCACAGCCCGACACGCCGTGAAATATGATGTTGGGTATTTTCCGATGGTCAATGAAATGCCGCAGTTTCTGCTTAATGTCGCAGTGGATGTCCAGCATCTCGACCGCAGCAGCAGGCTTCTTCTTGACGACGCGCACGCGTCGTTTCTTTTCACTCGTTTGCATTTAGAGAGAAATTTTTGAAAAAAAAATGGTCGCAAGTATTAAATAAATGATTGCATAATTCCTTTAATACATATTCAATGCCAACATTACAACTATCCGCAAATAATTTACAAATAACTGTCAAAAATTGATTTAAAAATGCGTGCATGGTTTCCCATAACAGAGCACATCCAATGATTTCTTGGGCAAGCGTCGCAAGGCGAAATACATCAGCAACAGCAACAACCGCAACAGCAACAGCAACAACCGCAACAGCAACAACCGCAACCACACCGGCAATCAAAACATCGATACTAACGGTTCCAGATACATTTGCACATGACCTTTTCACATCATCATTTGACCGCAATCGAGAATGCATGGCCGAATTCGAAAAAGAAGAGCAGTCGCAGTGCAGGCCAACTCATATTGTATTGAAGCGCCCGGATGCGCCGACGGTGTTTCCCATTTTCAGAACAACCGACGAAGAATGGAGGTGGATGCAGATGGAAGACGCCAAAAACAGGGCGTATTCCAAAGAAGTATTTGAAGAGCGCATGCAGCAATGGCGCATCAAACACACGTGGCTGCTTCCGCCAATGAAAACCACGGTCTCGCCGGATGAAATGCGCAAAGGGTTTTATGTTGCAACGGACGAAGAGAAGACGGAGGTGAGATACATCACGCCTCACAGCACCAAATCCGATTTGAGCGATGAACTTGTGGAGATGATGTGGTGCCTGGTCCATTCGCGCTCCGACGAGCTGGTTGCATGCAAAACCGTCGCCGAATTCAAAGCACTCTTTGGGCGCAACATTCATCTGGACCCCCATTTGCGTCATCAGCACTTTTATAGTCGTCGCAAGGACAATTTACCGCTGAAAATTCTCTGGCTCTTTTCGCAAAAGTCCAACGTGTTTCCTGGCAAGGCGCGTGCAGGAACCGCACGCTGGACCCAGGACCCGATCAGGAAACCGTCCGACTACGCATTCCGCCGGCCGCCCTTATTTGACCCAAGTGTTTACACCAAGAGCATGGTGTTCTTCTCGTTGCGCGCATGTCGCAAGGACGGCACCAATGACATCATTATCGGCCAACACGGCGGCCGTGAAGAGACCGGTCTTTGCATAGTTGAACGTTTGAAACTGGACGGGGATGCAGCCAAGATTCGTTGGTTGCTGTCCGCAAAACAGCTGCGGGAAATGGAGCGGGTCGTCTTTTGGCCGGAATGCTCCCCATTTCGAGAAGAAAATTACGACAGCGATTATTATTCATCGGATTTTTGAACAATGCAAATTCAAAACAATGCAAATTCAAAACAATGCAAATTCAAAACAATGCAAATTCAAAACAATGCAAACCAAATCAAAACCATATAAATATATGATTTTCATTAGTCACAACCACAACCACAACCACAACCACAACCACAACCACAACCACAATACGCAAACAACGCAATGGTGGATTCCGTAATGAATGCAGTGCATTTATTTCTTTTTTACGCGGGACTCATCATATTGTATCATGCGACAACACGCATCAAATGATTTTGTAGACGACTTGCGTGTCGTGTTGCACCATTTCGGCAATGAGCTGCTGAAACGATGTTTGCGGGCGCCATCCTAACACGCGTTCCGCTTTGGATGCGTCCCCCCAAAGCACGTCCACCTCGGTCGGTCGATAATACTTCGGGTCAATGAAAACGAGGTCCTTGTTGGTGGCCTCGTCGTACCCCACTTCTTCCGCACCGGTCCCGCGCCACTTCAATCGAATGTTCGCCATGCCGAATGCCAGTTCAATCATCTCGCGCACGCTGTGCGTCTCCCCGGTCGCCAGCACGTAATCATCCGGTGCATCTTGTTGCAGCATCCGCCACATGCCCTCCACGTAGTCCTTCGCATTCCCCAGGTCGCGCTTCGAATCGATGTTGCCCATGACGAGGCGGTCCGTCTCGCCGCGCAGAATCTTACCAAGCCCTATCGTGATTTTGCGCTCCACGAAATTGTGGCCGCGACGAACGCCGCCGTGGTTGAACAGAATGCCGTTGGACGCGTGCATTCCGTATGCTTCCCGGTAATTCTTGACAATCCAATACGCATACAGCTTCCCCACCGCATACGGCGACCGTGGATAAAACGGCGTTGTCTCGCGCTGCGGCATCTCCTGCACCTTGCCGTAGAGCTCACTCGTGGATGCCTGATAAAACCGTGTGGTTGAATCCAAGTCATTGTTGCGCACCGCTTCCAACAGCTTCAGCGTGCCGAACGCATCCGTGTCGGCCGTGTACTCCGGCATTTCAAACGATATTTTCACGTGCGACTGTGCTGCCAAATTGTAAATCTCGAGCCGGTCCATCGATGTGTGCGTCGTCTTGATGTGGTTCAAAATTTTGTATAAACACGCGCCGTCCGTCATGTCTCCGTAGTGCAACTTCAGCGCGGGGTGATGAAACAAGTGCTCAATGCGCGACGTGTTCATTGTGGATGAACGCCGGATCAAGCCGTGCACCTTGTAGTCTTTCTGCAGGAGGAGTTCCGCCAGGTATGAGCCATCTTGACCCGAGATTCCTGTTATAAATGCGACACGATGATTGGCGGTCATGTTTTATTTTAGTGAAGGGGAGGGAGAATGCTTTAATACAAATATAAAACAATACCATTTAAATACATTGCATGCTAATCATTTAATTTACATCGGTGGGGGTCAACATCATCATCATCTATATCATCCATAAATGCAACGCGTGTTAGTGACAGGCGGGTTTGGATTGGTGGGTTCTGCGCTTCGCAGCGTGGCTGGCGCGGATTTAAAGTACAACATGACATTTATGTCTTCCAGCGAATGCGATCTAACTGATTATGACGCAACGTTGAAATATTTTCGAAGGGTCATGCCAGATGCGGTCATACATTTGGCCGCAGCAGTGGGCGGCCTCTTCAAAAACATGCGATGCAAGGTGGACATGTTTGAAACAAACATGCAAATCAACATGAACGTGCTGCGCGCGTCGCACGAAGTGGGCGTTTCAAAAGTTGTGAGTTGTCTCTCCACGTGCATTTTCCCGGATGACAAAACCAATGCGGGTGCGATTGACGAGTCCATGCTGCATGCGGGGGCGCCGCATTCGTCCAATGACGCGTACGCATACGCCAAGCGGATGCTGGAAGTGCAGACGCGATGCTATAGAGAACAATATGGACGGAATTATGTGTGCGTCATTCCCACAAACATTTATGGCCCAAATGACAACTTTCATCTGGATGACGCGCACGTCATTCCTGCGCTGATTCACAAGTGCTATTTGGCCAAACAGCATGGACTGCCTCTGGTGGTTGCGGGCAGCGGTGCGCCGTTGCGGCAGTTCATTTTTTCCCGCGACCTGGCGCTGCTTCTCATTTGGACGTTGGAACACTATGATGCAAAACGGGATGAGAGCGACAAAATCGGTTCCGGAACGCTGATTCTCTCGGTGGACCCAGAGGATGAAGTGAGCATCGCGCAAGTGGTGCATCACATTGCGCACGCATTCGAGTTTGAGAATGACATTGTGTATGATACCGCGCAGCCGGACGGGCAATTCAAAAAAACGGCGGACAATTCCAAATTCAAGAACCTTTATGGCTATAAACCGCCATTTGCATTCACGTCCATCAAACGGGGCATTCAGGAAACGGTCATGTGGTTCATTCAAAATTATCGAAATGCAAGAAAATGAGATAAAAGCAATTGAATTCATATAATGCAGCATTCAAATGCATGGCATGAGAGGAAAACAGATTCTGTGCGGCATGTCAATGCCGATTATATTTTCAACCCTGCATTGGGGTGCCGCGCAAATTTATGCGCAGTTTTGCGCACCGTCTGGGTTTCATGGATACCTTGTTGCATTTTTGAACATTGCAAATCCGGTGTGTTCTTACACGCTGCAAGTGATGGACATGTCCAAATACTTCTACAATCAGTCCTGGATTTTCATAGGGGTCACTTCAGTTGTGGCTTGCAAATATTTATATGAAAAATGCACAAACACGACACATTCATTGCATTGATTGTGCGCCATCATTGATTCTAATTTTTTTGCACACATTTGTGAACATTTCAAAAAAAATTGAAAGCTTGTTTTTGAAACCGAAATGAAAGACATCGTGCTTAGCATAACAACCAGACAAACGATTGCAATGACCAGTGTTGAAGAATTTTCCTCCTCCAGTGCCTCCATTGTTCAAAACCAAGACTTGGCAGTCAAAGAACAAGGACAGGAACAAGAACAAGGACAGGAACAAGAACAAGAACAACAGCTTCCAACCCTTGCTGTGAAAAACATGGACGTCATCTTGGTGCAAGACTTGAGTGGTTCAATGGAAGACCAGCGCAATTCAGTTGCAAATGGCATCAATGAAATCATCCACGATTTGCAAAAGCGTTACAGAGCGCCATGCGAACACAAGGCAACCATTCTCGTCATCAAGTTTTCATCCCACGACAATATCCGCGTGGGAGACACTGTGCCAGTGCATGATGTGTCTCTCATTCGCAAGGCGGATTTGCAGTGCGATGGCTTGACTGCGCTGTGGGATGCCGTCGCAATCGCGATTGAGCACATGAACGTGCACAGCGCAAGTGTCCCTGCAACCACTTACATCTTCACGGACGGTGACAACAACGATTCCAGAAACTACACCCAGTCAAGCGTGAATGAAATGATTGCCGACAACAAAAAACGAAACCCCATGCACTCGATTCTCTTCATTGGGTCAGACCCGTCTGCAAGGCGCAACGCAGAGGACATCGGTCTTGACCGAGTGCACTCCATTCAACATGATTCGGACAACACGCCGGTTGCATACGAGGTGTGTCGTCGTGCTCTTGGGCGCTGCGTGTCTGGCGACACTCAAAGCACCGAATTCAACGATGATGACATCGTGTTGTCGGAAACACCATCCGGACCTCGTTGTGCCACTCCGCGCGGGCATGACAACATCAACATCAACCACACGGATTCACAATTCGATTTCGATGATTGCGCCTTTGTGTCGGATGATGTGGTCAGTTCAATGCCCCAAAGAACCGATTCTTCCAGATGAACAAAAAATCAAAACCCAACAAACCCAACACACCAAAAAACAATGTGTGAAACAATATGAAAAATGTTATATACTTTTTTCATTTTCTTATATTGCAACATTTGTATAAAGGTAATCCAAATATTGCAATCATTACACAAAATTACACAAATGTCCGAACCCATTGAGGAATCTCTCGAAGCAACGACTGCAGAGAAAGAAGATGTTGCCGAGGCCAAAGAGTTTTTCGTCTATTTGCTTGAATCGTCATGCAAGCGTGCCACGTATGTCGGTGCAACCGTGAATTTAGAACGGCGATTGCGGCAACACAATAAGGAGATTGCAGGCGGAGCACACGCAACCGGAGCCCGAGTGGCCCGTGGCGAAACATGGCGCCGTGCATGCCACATCACTGGCTTCCCCACCTGGCAAGCGGCGCTGCAGTTCGAATGGCGGTTCAAGCAGCTCACGCGCCGCGAACGTTCCGATGTGAACCAAACCCCGCTGGAACGCCGCCAAGCCGCGTTGCAAAAACTCCTCAATTTAACACAGCCCACCAGCAAGGCAGTTCCTTACACCGAGTGGCCATCCGGCGGCCCCGTCGTGGTGTGGGAATGAACCGTCTGGCTTAAAAAAAAAGCACCATGCGCACGTGTTTTTATTGTTGCAATGTTTTCATGAACATTGCAAAGAGAGATATTACAATATTATAGCAACCATCAACACATTGGCAACCATTTGTGCCCGCCTCTAGATAAACCCGGAAATTGATGCGCGCCGCATTACATCACAGCATACATGGTCTCGCAATTAACATCATGTAAAAGTTCCGCAATTCACCTAGTGCCGCGCGTTTTTTCCCAAAAAGGTAACGACGTACTCATTTTTGGACATACTTTCTTGTCCATTTCTCAGAAATTTTTTGACTTTTGTGCAAAGTTTTTCAAAAAAATAACAAAATTATTTTACAAGATTTGTATTAAAAAACGAGAGCATTATGCAGCGCTTAAAAAAAGGCACCACGGAGGGCGATTTTTTGGTCCAAAAAAAACTTAAAAAAAAGCACCAAAATGCGTGCATTTTTTGGACAAGAGCCTATAAAACAGCCTATAAAATAGGCTAAAATAGGCTATTTTCCATTGAAAAATAGGCTAAAATAGGCTAAAATAATCTGCGTCATCTAGGGAAAAAGCCTATAATAGGCTCGCAATAGGCCGACACCATTTATTAGCAGAAAATATTCAACTAATGTGACAAAATGCTTAAAGCATAAATTTTAATATTTTCATTATATACAAATCTCTCAAATTCATTGCAATGGACACTGAAAAATCTAAATCGAAGTATGTGTGTGATGCATGTGAATATCACTGCAGCAAAAAGAGCCACTATGTGCAGCATTGTGAAACTGAAAAACACAAGCAAAACTATACTAAACCGAATTATGTGTGTGATGCATGCAAATATCACTGCAATAAAAAGAGCCACTATGTGCAGCATTGTGAAACTGAAAAACATAAACATAATTTTAAAAATGAGTCTGTGCAGACAGCCGAAATGAAGACGTTTATGGAAACTATGATAACCATGCACAAGGACATGCTGACCACGTTTGTTGAAACAATAAAAGAAAAACCCGCACAGGTGGCGCATGTCACGCACACGAACAACACGATTCACACCAATCAAATCAATGTGCAGGTGTTTTTGAACACGGAGTGCAAGGATGCAGTCAAGCTGAGCGACTTCATGAAGACGCTGAAAATCACGTTGCAGGACCTGGAATTCACGAAGACGAACGGCATTGTGGAAGGCGTGGGCTCCATCATTGCCAACAATCTGAAGGTCATGGACGTGCACAAGCGCCCCATTCACTGCACGGACGCCAAGCGTGAAACCATGTACATCAAAAGCGACGAATGGATCAAGGACGACATGCACGAACACGTGAAGAAATTCATTTACATGACGTCGTGCTATCAGACACGAGTCATACAAGACTGGATGGAGGCGCACCCGGGGTGGGAGAACAAAGAAAAAATGCACGTGGAGTATCAAAACATATGCAAGGAACTGTATAAGAACATTGAAAGGGATGAAGCAGCTCATCGAAAAATTTTAAAAATCATTGCAAAAGAGACCCACATCAACAAGGCAGACATGATGGAATTGATGAATGTTTAGAATATTTGAAATGGTTGCGGAATGTCATGTGATTTTAATATGTGCATTAAATACAAATATTAACAATGAACTGCGTTTTTTGCGGAACTGTTAAAAACTGTGGCAAATACCTCAACGCAGTGTTCAAAAACATAGAAAAATTGGGAACTTTGTTTGACGATTATGCGATTGTGATATATTGTGACAAATCCAACGACAACTCATACAATATATTGAACGAATACCGAAAAAAAAACCCACGACTCATGTTTTATTTCAATCCAACGCCGGTTTCCAAATACAGAACACATCGGTTGGCTCATGCCAGAAACGCATGCCTCAAAATGGTTTACAGTCAGTTCAATGATTGTCCTTATTTCATAATGATGGATTTTGATGATGTTTGTAGCGAACCGGTGAAGCTTGATGTTCTCGCAAAATATTTGCACGAGGACACGTGGGATGCATTGTCATTCAATAAAACCCCGTATTATGATGTTTGGGCATTGTCCATACATCCGTTTGCAGCGAGTTTTCGTCATTTGGAAAAGATAAACCCACGCGAAAGGCCACTCAAGAATGACAACAAAAAAATAGAAATGCAAAGGTACATTTCCAAAATACTTGCAGATTCAAATGGATTGGTGTCTTGCATTTCGGCATTCAATGGATTTGCAATTTATCGCACTTCCAAATTTGTGAATTGTCGCTATGATGGAACTCTTCGATTGGATTTATTCCCAAACTCATACTTGCAATCCACAATGCAGATTACAAATCATAAATTTAAGTTTGGCGGACATGAATGCACCGCATGGGAAGATTGCGAGCATCGTTCATTTCACATCATGGCAAAAAATAAAAATCAGGCACGGATAATGATTGCACCCGAAATATTGTTTTAGCTGGTGTTGATTCATTGCAAATTACAAATATCCTAAAACGGTTGCACCGCCAACCGGGTCTTGGTATGTGTTTGACTGATTTGGTCGGGGTTTGTTTCGATTGTCTTGTTGCTTGCTGCTGCCCTGTGATTGTTTGCCTTGGTGATGGTACACATTTATGGAACCGCCGTGTTGATGCTGATGGTTGATGGTGGATGCGGTGGCGCTGGTCTTGGATGCAGACCGATGTTTTGTGTTTCGGGGTGGCGGCATGTCATTGTCATCCACGTCTTCTGGTTGGAAGTTTTGTTTGGATGGTGCCTTGTCATTCGAGCACAATTTGTCCATTTTGACAAAGGCAGCATAGTTGAGTGAGCCATCCGGGTTTGTGTAGCAGGGGTCATTGCTGCCACCACCGCCATCATACGTTTTACCTTTTGTTATGGGCGGACAGTAATATCCCGGTGTGCGGCCAGACATTCCCGGGATGGTTTTGTCTGGATCGCTTGGGTCTGGATTGTAGTAAAAACACCCTTCGGCAAAATTGTAGTTGCCATCAGGAAACGGAAGATATCCGTCGTCCGCTGAATAACAGCCAGGAAGCACGCATTGCGTTGTTTTATTTACAATGTGCTTGCACGTGCTGCAATTGGGACCGGAGTCACCGTCGCCACCGTCACCACCGTCATCGGGGCCCGGCATTGGGCCGTCATGATATGCCTTGAACTTATATGATTGATAGTCGCAATTGCTTGGGTTCTCCGGAGTGGGAATGAACCCGGGAGGGTCTTTGGGTTTGTTTGGATTTTTCAACAAGCATATTCCTTCGTATTCATAATATCCGCAAGTTAAACACTCTTCCTCGGATGCGCCTTGTTTGGAACGGTATGCCGGGCAGTATTTGAACTTGTAGTTTGGTTCGCCGTTTGGGTATGTGGCATTAGTGCAGTTTCCATCAAGTGCTTTCATTGGGCGATTGATTTTCATGCAGTTGTCCTTGTTGCATCCCGCCACTGGAATCGGCACGTTGTCTCCTCCCTCGTAGTCGGCGCCAGTGGATGCAACGCCCTTCTTTTTGGTTGTCGTTGCCGACACCCTCGGCTTGCGTGTGCTTGCGTCGGCGTTGGAGTTGGCGTCGCGATTCTCAAATGCCTCTGCCAGGCGGTCATGCTTTTTGAGCATGTGGTCCAGGAGGTGTTGGTTGTCGGAGCTGCCATCTGCCATGCCTGCCGTTCTCGACAAATTGAACTGACCCGCTGCAGTTGGTGCGCCATGAACTGGACGTGAGTGGGATTTGGAGTTGGATTTGGGGTCAAACCCTTCCTGAATCGGCATGACATTCACGTCGTGATTCAAAGGAGCAATTAGTATGCAAATGCTTGCAACGATGAGCACAATGCTAAATAAAACAAAGTAATTCATTTCGTAATATATATTTACAATTATATATTGCAAATATAATTATTTGAAATTTGATAAATCATTGGACATGCACACACACGTGATTGCTGTGGTTGCTCTTCATCGGCAGCAGTAGCTGTTGAGACTCTGCGTGTACGGGTTGTTGCGGAAGGCGTCCAAAATTTCGGGGTTGATTCTCTCGCACTCAATGGCGTTGCGCGGGTAGTTTTGCGGCATGCGCGCCTTGCCATACGTTTCCACGGAAGGCGGCATGTTCACGGTGTTCGGGCCCGGCGCAGCGGCACCCACGTAGTTGTGAGCAGACACGTTCTGCTTGCGCACGCTCAAATTCTCGTCGTGGTTCAGCAGGTTCATGTTGCCCTGGTTCGTCCACGACGTCTGCACCTTGTTGTTGTTGTTGCGCTGGTTGTAGGCGGCGTTGTACACTTGGTTGCCCATGTGCGCGCCATCGCCACCGGCCGCGCCCAGATACTCCACGGCGGTGGTGGTGTCGCGCTGGTTCTCCACCGGCTGTTGGTCGGCAACCTGGTAGCCGGCGTTCGTCTGGCGTTCGAAGTTCAGATGGTTGAAATCCAACAAGGTTGTGGTGGTTTCCTTAATGGTGGTGGGCAGCCGGTCGGCCGGGTTGAACACCGTGCCAGCCGGAACCGTGGTTCCCGCATTCGCATACGCGCGCAGGTTGCCGATGACGTTCTCTTTGCGCGACGGGCGCACCACTTCCAGCAAGGGCGCCACCACGGCGCGAATGGCGCCAAACACGCCACCCATGGGCACCGCATTCGTCGTGGTGCTGCGGTTGTTGTGCAGCACCTTGAACCCGAGCCGTCCGTGGTCCGCAACGGAGGCGGGCCTTTGGTCGGATGCCGACATGTTGATTGCGTGGTGCTTGCTCGGGTCCATCTGCTGCCGCTTGGACTGTTCCACCGCAGGGGCGGCGTATGTGGCCGCACCGTTCTGCTCGGAACCCGGGCCGAAGTATTCGGCAGTTGTGGAGGGACGGTTCACAAATCGGTCGGCCTCGATGGGGCGTGCGGTTTGCGCCTTCTCCAACCCGGTGGTGGTGAGCCAGCGGTCCGGCGTGTTCAAATAAAACGTGTCGGGCAAATACTTCTCCACTTTGCCTTGGGTGGCGGCGCTGGGCGCGTTTTGAATGTAGTAATATGCCGGACCCTCGTGCGTCTCCAACCCGAACGTGAGCTTGGGGTTCGTCTTCACGCGCAGCTCGTCGACGTTGCGGTCCACCCACTTGTCTCGCGCGTCCATGCCGGAATTGAACCCGCCGCTGCCCACGTCCGTGTAGCCCTTGTCGAGACCCGGCGCCACGTGCACCTCCTCCCACGGCTTCACGTTGGCCATGTTGCTGGACGGCATCTGGCGCGACTGCATGAAGTCGCTCGTGTTCGGCGTGCCATACACGTAGTTGTAATTCTCCTGCGGCTTGAACAGCGGCGCAACCTCGGTTTTGCTGACCCACTGCGACCCCGCGCCGTTCATGGAATCCAGCACGGACTCCTGCACATTAGCATCTGCGGTGCGACCCCGGATTTTGGCCCCGAAAAACGGCGCCATGTTGTTGTGCTTAAATTCAGCCGCGTCCATGGGCTTGCCCGTGAGAGACATCACCTGGCGCTTCTGCTGATAATTGTCTCCGAATTGCGTTTTCCCGCCAAAATCGGGGCCGCCATTGGCAACCTCTTCGTATGCGGATTGCTCATAGTACTTGTCCGTTGCGGCATTCGGATTCGGGAAATTGGAGTACTCGTTTGAATCGTAGCCCGTTTTGGGCTTGAAAACGGGATAGTTGTCGGGCGGAACCTCGGCATTTGGCATGTAATTCACCGGCTTGCCCATGTTCTCATAGCCCTCGGCCACCGGAGCCGCAGCCGCCGCAGAAGCAGCTAAAGGTTTGGGATTATTATTCTTCTTCTTTTGATTGGACATGATGTATGCACCAGCCAACCCAAGGAGCGGGATTGCGATTTCAGCCATTGCAAACTATTGTGTTATTGTGTTGATGTTAAATACTAATATATAAATATACTTTTTATTTATATATTGCTATGACTAATAACTTGTGAACGGAACATGAACATTCTTAATCATTCGTTTGGCCGTCTTTCGCATGGCCATTTTTATGGCAGGTGAATAATCAACCGCTGGACTTAGTGGTGGAACAACGTCTTTCAAGGTCGGGAATGCGTCGCGCGCATACCGTTTCATGGTGTGAAAGAAATACACGTAATGTTTGGTGACTGCATAAGCCAAGGGGACATCGGCAGCCACTTTCAAATATGGATTGCTGGCAAACCCCGGCATCAGCTCGGAATAATATTGTTCCACCGGCTCGTCCAGCACAACTTCAACCACGTCGCGGCCGATGTAAAGATACTTGAATCCATCGGACCCAATCTGTGCAAGGAGCGAGTTTCCGGCTAAACCAATGTCGCACACGTCCTTCAACGGCTTGCCATTCCGCGTTCGCTTGGGCAGCCTTGAACCCGGTTTGAGACTGGAAGGCACAAAAAGTTGCTTAATGTTTGCACGATACACCGGTTTGTCTGCGGTAATGTCCGGAGCGTATTTGCTGGTATAAACGGTCAGTCGGTTGCCAAACACGCGCACCACAAATGCCGCACCGCCGGCGTAATGAATCAGGTATTGCTTCCCTGCACGCTTGCGAACAGTTATATTTTTGCACGCCATGATTGCTACACTATGTATGCACTATGCACTATGCACTATGCACTACGCAAATATATAAAATGAATTTGAATACGACCGGCTAAACTGGCGCAGTAAAAATGTTTTTGGGAACTGCCTGCGGTTGTGCGTCGCGACTGCCTGGGGGGCACGCAACCCAGTAGTCTTTTTCCAGGATGCGCGTGCTCAAATTGTTTTGAAACGGGATGCACACGTTCTCTTGCGGGTTCAGTGGCAAGTAGTAATAATGCGGCTGCTCTAAATCGCGAGCGGTCCATGCGGGGTTGGTGGCGCGCGGCTGCTCCACGAACGGCGTGCATGTCGGATATTGAATTGGGGCATCGTTCACTTTCGCAGCGCTGGATTTGTAATTAGTGCAGTCGCGCGAGAGCGGCATGTTGAGCCCGCGCAAGTCATTTTCCAGCTCGACTGCGTTGGTCCTTAAGTTGCCGCCCCAGCCTTGAAGCCGGATGCAGGGGTCTTCCATGTAGCAGGGCTTGTCGCCGTTGCCGGGCACGTTGAGAACGTAGCGGCCAACGCCAGTGGATTCTTGCACTTCCTTGGCAATGCGGCAAGGGTCGTCGTGAATGCGAGTGAAGGCCATGAACTATTAATTATTGGATGATTTATGCTATATGTATGTATATATTTAATTAATTATGCATGAGATAATTAATTATAAATCAATCAATTTGAAATCTTGTCAATTTGTTAATTGAATTTTTCTACAAGTTTTCTACAATGAGAGTTGTGTATGCAGGTGTGGCTGTTGAGCCTAAATTGCCACCAAGTTTGTCATAGAGAGAGAAAACACATAATGTTCCAGCATTTATACCGGTCAAGGTCAAGATAAATGTGTTTGATACGGAAAGCGGAAATGTGCTGCCACCTCGAGACACGATAGAAGACGAATCGCTTGCATCTATTGTTGGCGAAGGGTCGCCGTCTTTGGTAACAGCCACAGCAATGTGGTAAGTTGAGTTTGTACCACTGCAGACCACTGCAGAAGATAAAGTTACTTTCACTGAAGTTGATTGAACCAACAAAGGCGGCGTAGTTGTTGAAGGTATGGGTGCATAACTCGCACTAATCGTCGAGGCGGTGTGAGTTATTAATTGGGAATGTGTATATCTTTGAAAATATGCAAGTTCTTTACTTGCGATGTCATATGAAACAGTGTTAGGAAATACTTGATTCCTGAGGGGATTCACGTAGAAACCAGTGTGTCCTGCATCCAATGGGATACCGGATGCATTCAACACGATGCTTCCTGGAAACTGTCCAGTGGCACCGGCAAAAGCACCGATTGCAATGGCATAATCGCCCTGTGTGGTTTGGCCGGCTTGATAACCAATGGCAATTGCGCCAGTGAGTCCTTGACCGTTTTGACCAGCCTGAGCACCAATTGCAACTGCCTGAGTGCCTTGACCGTTTTGACCAGCCTGAGCACCAATTGCAACGGCATACTCACCTTGACCGGTTTGACCGGCGTCACTGCCAATTGCAATTGCTGCAGTCGTCTGATAGTATTGACCGGCATTGTAACCAAGCGCAACTCCAGCCTCGCCTTGACCGGTTTGACCAGCTAGATAACCAATGGCAACTGCTCCGAAAATTTGTTCAGTTTGACCGGCATTATAACCAATTGCAACTGTGTAATTGCCCTGACCGGTTTGACCCGCTTGATAACCAAGAGCAACTGTGTAATCGCCCTGTTCAAATTGGCCGGCTTGATAACCAATGGCAATTGCGCCAGTGAGTCCTTGACCGTTTTGACCAGCCTGAGCACCAATTGCAACGGCATACTCACCTTGGCCGGTGGCGCCAGCTTCAGCACCAATTGCAACGGCATAATTACCTTGGCCGGTGGCGCCAGCCTGAGCACCAATGTTGATGCTTGTGGAACCAACAGTCCATTTGGCAGCGACTGGGTCCCAATACAAGTAATCACCATAATTGTCACCACTGGCAAGCACATCGGTGTTAAAAGCGATTTCATTTGTGCTTGGGTTGAACCAAAGCGAACCGGTGAAACCGTCAGCTACAGTAGTGGTTCGAACCGGATTCACGTAGAAACCAGTGTCTCCTGCATTCAATGCGACACCGGATGCATTCAGCACAATGCTTCCTCCAACCTGTCCAGTGGCACCGGCAAAGGCACCGATTGCAACGGCATACTCACCTTGGCCGGTTTGACCAGCTCCATCGCCGATTGCAACTGCATCAGTGCCTTGAACAGTGGAACCAGCAAGATAACCGATTGCAACTGCCTGAACGCCTTGACCGGTAAAACCAGCTACAGGACCGATTGCAACCGCTGATACACCTTGACCGTTTTGACCAGCCTGAGCACCAATTGCAACGGCATACTCACCTTGACTGGTAAAACCAGCTTCATCACCAATTGCAATTGCATCAACCCCTTGACTGGTTTGACCGGCTTGATAACCAAGAGCAACTGTGTAATCCCCCTGTGTGCTTTGGCCGGCTTGATAACCAATGGCAATTGCGCCAGTGAGTCCTTGGCCGGTTTGACCAGCCTGAGCACCAATTGCAACTGCCTGAGTGCCTTGACCGTTTTGACCAGCCTGAGCACCAATTGCAACGGCATACTCACCTTGGCCGGTGGCGCCAGCCTGGGAACCAAGTGCAACGGCATAATCACCGGTGGCGCCAGCATTCGCACCAATGTTGATGCGTGTGGTGCCAACAGTCCATTTGGCAGCGACTGGGTCCCAATACAAGTAATCACCATAATTTTCACCACTGGCAAGCACATCGGTGTTAAAAGCGATTTCATTTGTGCTTGGGTTGAACCAAAGCGAACCGGTGAAACCGTCGGCTACAGTAGTGGTTCGAATCGGATTCACGTAGAAACCAGTGTCTCCAGCATCCAATGGGATACCGGATGCATTCAGGACAATGCTTCCGCCAACCTGTCCAGTGGCACCGGCAAAAGCACCGATTGCAACGGCATAATTGCCCTGACCGGTTTGACCAGCTCCATCGCCGATTGCAACTGCATCAGTGCCTTGATCAGTGGAACCAGCCTGAAGACCGATTGCAACTGCACTACCTTGTTGCCCGGTATTACCGGCATTAAAACCGATAGCAATAGCGTTTTGGCTTTGGCTGGTTTGCCCCGCGTTGAGTCCGATGGCAACTGCACCCGGTTTTTGCCCGTTTTGACCGGCGTTTGAACCGATACTAACAGAGTCTGCTCCTTGATCGGTTTGCCCAGCAGAGATACCCATTGCGACTGCATTCTGACCTTGCCCGGTTTGACCAGCTCCAGGACCGATTGCAATCGCTGATTCACCTTGACCATTTTGACCAGCCTGGAAACCGATTGCAACTGTCTCGAAGCCTTGACCGGTAGCGCCAGCTCCAGTACCGATTGCAACTGCTTGAGTGCTTTGACTGGTTTGACCCGCTTGATAACCAAGAGCAACTGTGTAATCGCCCTGTTCAAATTGGCCGGCTTGATAACCAATGGCAATTGCGCCAGTGAGTCCTTGGCCGGTTTGACCAGCCTGAGCACCAATTGCAACTGCTTGAGTGCCTTGACCGTTTTGACCAGCCTGAGCACCAATTGCAACGGCATACTCACCTTGGCCGGTGGCGCCAGCCTGGGAACCAAGTGCAACTGCATAATCACCGGTGGCGCCAGCATTTGCACCAATGTTGATGCGTGTGGAACCAACGGTCCATTTGGCTACTGGGTCCCAATACAAGTAATCACCATAATTGTCACCACTGACAAGGACATCCGCCGTGTTGAGAGCGATTTCATTTGTAGCGGGGTTGAACCAAAGCGAACCGGTGAAACCGTCAGCTACAGTAGTGGTTCGAACCGGATTCACGTAGAAACCAGTGTCTCCTGCATCCAATGGGATACCGGATGCATTCAGGACAATGCTTCCTCCAACCTGTCCAGTGGCACCGGCAAAAGCACCGATTGCAACAGCATAACTACCCTGACTGATTCGACCAGCTCCATCACCGATTGCAACTGCCTCAGTACCTTGACCGGTTTGACCAGCCTGATCACCGATTGCAACTGCCTCAGTACCTTGACCGTTTTGACCAGCCTGAATACCAATTGCAACTGCATAATCACCTTGTTCAGTGGCGCCAGCTTGAGTACCGATTGCAACTGCTGATTCACCTTGACCGGTAGCGCCAGCTGAAGCACCGATTGCAACTGCCTCGAGGCCTTGACCGTCTAGACCAGCGCTAGCACCGATTGCAACTGTGTATTTGCCTTGACCTGTGTAACCAGCTCCATTACCGATTGCAACTGCAAGTTCGTCTTGAATGTTTCGACCAGCAAGAGCACCGATTGCAACTGAGTCTCTTCCTTGACCGGTTTGACCAGCTCCAGCACCGATTGCAACCGTATACATATCTTGAGCGTTTTGACCAGCTAAATAACCAATGGCAACTGCATAAACATCTTGACCGATGGTTCCAGCAAGAGCACCGATTGCAACGGCATGAATGCCCTGACCGGTTTGACCAGCTCCAACACCGATTGCAACTGCTTCAGTGCCTTGACCGATTTCACCAGCCTGATCACCGATTGCAACTGCCTCAGTACCTTGACCGATGGTTCCAGCAAGAGCACCGATTGCAACGGCATGAATGCCCTGACCGGTTTGACCAGCTCCATTACCGATTGCAACTGCAACAATGCCTTGCCCGTTTTGACCAGCAACACCACCGATTGCAACTGCTAATTCACCTTGACCGGTTTCACCAGCTCCAGGACCGATTGCAACTGCCTCGGGACCTTGAGTGATTCGACCAGCTCCAACACCGATTGCAACTGAGCCAAAGCTTTGAGCGGTTCGACCAGCATGAGCACCAATTGCAACTGCGAAATCACCTTGACCGGTGGCGCCAGCCTGAGCACCAAGTGCAACTGCCTGAGCGCCTTGGCCGGTGGCGCCAGCCTGAGCACCAATGTTGATGCTTGTGGAACCAACAGTCCATTTGGCAGCGACTGGGTCCCAATACAAGTAATCACCATAATTGTCACCACTGGCAAGCACATCGGTGTTAAAAGCGATTTCATTTGTGGCGGGGTTGAACCAAAGCGAACCGGTGAAACCGTCGGCTACAGTAGTGGTTCGAACCGGATTCACGTAGAAACCAGTGGCTCCTGCATTCAATGGGATACCGGATGCATTCAGCACAATGCTTCCTCCAACCTGTCCAGTGGCACCGGCCAAAGCACCGATTGCAACAGCATACTTGCCCTGCCCGGTTTGACCAGCTCCATCACCAATTGCAACTGCCTGTTCGCCTTGGCCGTTTTGACCAGCCTGAGCACCAAGTGCAACGGCATACTCACCTTGACCGGTTTGACCAGCCTTGTAACCAAGTGCAACAGCATAATCACCGGTGGCGCCAGCATTCGCACCAATGTTGATGCGTGTATTACCAACGGTCCATTTGGCAGCGACTGGGTCCCAATACAAGTAATCACCATAATTAGTACCATTGTCAATCCCATTCGACTGCGTGTTGAATCCAATTTCATTTGTGGTTGGGTTGAACCAAAGCGAACCGGTGAATCCGGAGTCTCCAGTGGTGGTTCGAACCGGATTCACGTAGAAACCAGTGGCTCCTGCATTCAATGCGACACCGGATGCATTCAGCACAATGCTGTAATCATGCTGTCCAGTGGCACCGGCAAAAGCACCGATTGCAACAGCACAAATACCCTGACCGGTTTGACCAGCTCCATCACCGATTGCAACTGCATCAGTGCCTTGACTGTTTTGACCAGCCTGAGCACCAATTGCAACCGCCTGACTATCTTGACCGTTCTTACCAGCTCCAGGACCGATTGCAACTGACTCTTCCTTCTGACCGTTTCGACCAGCATCAATGCCGATTGCAACCGCCTGACTACCTTGGCCATCTCGACCAGCTGAAACACCGATTGCAACTGCTGAATCATTCTGGCCTGTTAGACCTGCTTGAAAACCAAGAGCAACTGCGTAATCCCCCTGTGTTCTTAGACCAGCCTGAGTACCGATTGCAATTGCTGACTTATTCTGGTCAGTTAGACCTGCTTGATAACCAAGCGCAACTGCGGAATCCCCCTGTGCGTTTTGTCCGGCTTGATAACCAATGGCGATTGCGCCAGTGAGTCCTTGACCGTTTTGACCAGCCTGAGCACCAAGTGCAACTGCCTGAGCGCCTTGGCCGGTGGCGCCAGCCTGGTCACCAAGTGCAACTGCATGAACGCCTTGACCGGTTTGACCAGCCCGATGACCAACGGCAACGGCAGATCCCCCCTGATTAATTTGTCCGGATGCAGCACCAAGCGCAACCGCAAGAGTGCCTTGATTCGTCAAAGCCGAACGCGACCCGACTGCGATGGAACCAACCGCTTGATTCAGGGAACCAGATTGGTCACCAATCGCAATTGAATCGCCGTGTTGTCCAGTTTGACCAGCCCGGTGACCAAGTGCAACGGCATAATTGCCTTGATTTGCTGAACCAGCTTGAGCGCCAAGAGCAACAGCATTGGTGCCTTGATTTGCTGAACCAGCATTGGACCCAATGTGAATCTGTTCGCCTCCTGGGGCCCATCTTCCTGTGTTGCCGGACGGAACCCAGGACAAATAATCGCCATACTTGTGTCCGCTGGGATTTGTGATGATTGGGTCGGCCCCTTTAAACAATGGAATGTAATAGACTCCATTATCAGCACCGTTTGAAAATCTGGTCCGGATAAAATTATTTGAGACTGGTGCATCGGTTGAGCTTGAACCTGGCCATACCGTTTGCAATCCACCGAATCCAACTTCTCTATCAGCTTCAGCAACTGCACCATTTCCAAGCAAAATGCAATTGTTACAATCGTTTGCATCGGTGTTGTGTCCGACCGCAATATTATTCTCTCCATAAGTGTTTGAAGAGAGGGAATTGTTACCGATTGTAATGTTTGAATCTCCGAATTGAGGCCCGTCGTTGATGAAATCGTACAAGGCATTCTCACCGATTGCAATGTTGTTTTCTCCACCGGAGTTGTTATTCAAAGCATTCACACCCACTGCAATGTTGTGTTTTCCATTGGAATTGTTTCGCAGCGCACCGAAACCGACTGCAGTGTTGTTTAGGTTTCCAGAAGCGCTTGGTGGAACGGTGGTTCTCGAACTAAATGTTCCGATCGTGGTGTTTCCACTCAAATCGCTGACATATGGGCCCGATAATTGGTTGAATGATAGCATGCTGGATTTGATTATAATATTACTTAATATAATATTTTAATCATTTTTTCATATATTTTATTTCATTCATGACATTCATGACATTCATGACATTCCTGACATTCCTGACACATTTAATTTGGAACTGGAAATGGACGTTGAAATTTTTCAACCACAAGAGGGTCAGGCATGATGAGTTTCATTTGTCCAAAAAAAGACACATTCGGCAACGTTTTTAATTGAGGAACGACCGGTTTTTGAGTTTCAACTAAATTGGTGGAGTTGATGCCAAACAACGCGGATTCAATATCAATTGAATTGCGCGAAAAAAGTTCGCGCGGCATTTGGCTGGGCATTATGCCCATGCACGGGAGAGCAGGATTGTATGCAGCGCCGGATGCACCATTTCTGTATTCGATGTAATCAAATGATTTCGTTGTCATGCGTTGTTCAAGACAATAGTTTGAACACGTGTTTTTGTTTCTAGTTGATGCCATTTCGAGAGAACCCGGGGATACTTGTTAAATATTCTTAAATGTGGTTGGTAAATATTGATGCAATGATATAATGCTATATAATTATTTTATCATTTAATCACGGGCTCTCATTCACGACCATGCAGGAATACGCCTTAAGCAATTTGTCGCGTGTCGTTTCCAATATGCACCCGTGCTTGAAAGCATCTATCAAACACAAATGAAAAACGTCCATGGTGGGATAAGCAAACATGCAAACCAGCAACATTTCCATTATTGCGTCATCATTTTCCTTCTGTTCATCAGTGGGATAGGCTAAATTAAACCTTGCGTTGTGTGGATGTTGCAAAATCAATTCCTTAAATTCGGGCAACTCATCCACCTTTGTTTTGATGTGTGCAATGGATGCGTTGATGGCATCTTGATTGTATTCAATTAAACCAAACACCTGCAAAAATTGGGCGCGATACATCATGTCCGCATTCACTTCATCGTCCTCGATTTGCTCAAATTCTTTGTATGTGCATACAAAATCCGTTTTGTACATGGTCACTTGTTGGTTGCGGGTCATTGTTGGCTGATGGGTGTGAATGTATGCGGCTTATGCATATTTTGCATCGTTCTATCTAAATGCGTTTTTCATAAATTAAATTTCAAATATAATTTGTCACGAATAATTGATATAAACAAAAGCATTTGAATAAATGAAAAGATGACAACCGCGGAATTTAAGAAAATAATTTCGGATTTTGTGGCCGACATTGCAACCGTGTTTCCCGAACACGCGGATGCATGTGCCAACGTGTACAACATGGACACAACGGAAGTGTATGAGCATTGCAAGCGAACATATGCGCCCCAGTTTTTCAACGTTTTGTATCGCAATGAAGCCGTCTTATTTGCGGAGCCGATTGAGTTGTTGCCCGGTTTGAACTTTAAGATGCTGTGGGAGACCCCGGATGTGAGTGATGCCACGAAAGAAGCGGTTTGGAAGTATTTGCAGCTTGTGATGTTTTCGGTGGTGTCGGACTTGTCGGACACGTCCACCTTTGGCGATGCGGCCAAGCTGTTCGAGGCGATTGATGAGAGCGTGCTCAAATCCAAGCTGGAAGAAGTGATGCAGCAGATGCAGGACATGTTTAAAGATGGGGACGCGGGTGCGAATGCTGGCGCGAATGCTGGCGCGAATGCTGGCGCGAATGCTGGCGCGAATGCTGACGTTGGTGCCGAGTCAAACCCGTCGGATTCCGAACATGCAAAAGGGTTTCCAGCGGGCATGGACCCCAATTCCATGCACGAGCATTTGAGCGGGCTGCTTGGTGGCAAAATCGGGAACCTTGCCAAAGAAATCGCAGAAGAAACCGCAGCAGAGCTCAATTTGGATGCAACCGACGAAGCATCGGTGCAGTCCGTTTTTCAGAATCTCTTCAAGAACCCGGGAAAGCTGATAGGAATTGTCAAGAGTGTGGGGCAGAAGCTGGATGCCAAGCTGAAGTCGGGGGAGATTAAAGAGAGTGAAATCATG